CTAACGACCGTTTGTCCCGAGGGCAATGCCGAAGGTTTGGTCAGACCTGGGGACATGGCCGAGCTTTTGTCGGACCAGACTGGCCACGGCTGCCGGACTCCGCTTCAGGACGCATTCACGGACACGGATCACGGACCACCCGGCGGATCGCAGTTGCCGTGACACCCTGCGGTCGCGGCGGCGGTTACCCTCCATCTTGCTCTTCCAGAATTCCACGTTGCTGGTGGGAGCTCGGTAACATTGCGGGCAGCCGTGCCAGAAGCACCCATCGACGAAGACCGCCACCTTCTCTCTCCTGAAAATAAAGTCTGGACGCCCTGGTAGCGATTGATGGCGACGCCAGCCCTTGATCCCGTGCTCACGAAAGAACGTGATTATCCGACCCTCGGTCGTCCGGTTGCCCTTGCTGCGAATCGCAGACATGACCTCTGATCGCTTCTGTTTGCTCCAAATGTCGGCCATTGCTATATTTCTAACATGATGGACGACAAGTTGCATGGCAATCAATTTGCCATGCCGTTATGAATCGACAACGCGGACGGAACTCCCCTCAGAAGCACTTGCCCTCCGAGTCCACAATCGAACCATCGGGCAGGATATCGACATCGACAACATATTCCTCGACGGTGATCGCATCATCAAATTCTCTCTCGCCATCTAAAAACTGTTGAAGGCGCGTCATCATGAAATCAACAATTTCTCTCTGAGCATCAAGCTCTGTTTCAAAGACACAAATATTTTCGACGGTGCTGCCAGAATTGTCGAGACTACATTCTCTAACATTTGGAACAGGACCCTGTAATAGTGTGTTTGTGAAGATACAGTAGCCTCTACGATTCGAACTCATGACCAGAAAAACTGGCCCGTATATCAATAAAATGCAAGCAAATATTTAATGTATGTTCAAGTCCGATGCCCATATCCTCAATTGATTGAACAATGCGGCGGATTAGGCGCAACGTGCCCGGGATTTGCATTTAGCAGCATGCACCTCAAGAAACTCCACAGAAGGTGAAAACTTCTTTGGCAGAATGAGCCGACGACCCTCGAAGCGGGTGAGCCACTCGATGGTATCCTCTGATTCTTGCACATTTCGGACTTCCTTTTGAATGAGGGGAGAAAACCGGATCACAAAACCATTTTCAATCCACATCATATAACGGTCAAAAGCGCGATCATGCAAAGCATTCAGGCAAAGTCCGTTCTTTGGGTTCAGCCGATGCTCCTTGTTTTCCGCCCATGATAAAATGTGACTGGCAGTGAGCAATGGACGGCTTGTGAGGCCGGTGACGCAGCAGCGGAAATCGTATGCTGATAGAATGCGACGCCGGAAGAAACTCTGATTTACACGAATCTTTATTACCGCGTCGCGCTCAATGCCTTCCTTGGGCAGGTCGTTTGTTTCGATTTCTGCCATCTCCTCCAGACTCCTGCCAATACGAGTCGCCAGCAGATCTTCACTTTTCAGTGCTAACGCCTCGGGATCTTTGGCATATTCGTCCCAGACGGCTTTTTCGCCTTTGGCACCGTTTCTCATTCCCATGATACCCCTGGCTTGATGCACTGGATCAAGCCGGGCGATATTTGCCAGCTTGAGTGAAACAGAATTGACATGTCGACCAAGGATTGCGGATAGTTCCTGAATCCGGGGATTCCGGCTATGGATCGACCCGAATGGAATTTCATTATAGAGACGGAAGGCCAAAATGTGTTCATCATTTGTCCAGTTCACATCATGCTGCTCAGTCGGAATTGATAGCCCTTCCGCTCCGCTCTGACACTTGGGACATTTCCGTTCCCACGCATCAGTGCTATTGCTGCCGTAAACTTTCAGACAACTGAGACATTTCAGAATCCAAATCCGCGAGTTGTGGTCTGTGCCGCGCTCTTCGGTCAACCGGAGAAGCTGTTGCCCATTCTTATTTGTATCTCCGGCGCGTTTCATGTGGCGACTTCTAACATTACTATTTCAGACAAGGCAGTGTGTGCAGACTATCCAACCACGCACTGGGTAAAGATACGCTCGAAAGCGATGCGGAAGCCCCCGATGCCGCAGAAGAGGTCGATGAAGCGGAGAGGATCGACAGGCGTGCTGCCGTTGACGCGATAAGGCGGAGAATCCTCTCTAACCGGATCGGGGCTGGCGCGGCGCGTTCCGCGCTTCCGTGGCAGGCTTTTCGTTTTGGTTTTCGGCGGTTTCATGGGGCAACGCTAGCCATGATGCAGTCATGCCCGCAAGCGCCATTCCGTCATGTTTCTCGAATGATTTTGCCGGGTGTCTGTACCACAATCGTTGTCATTCTAGCCGTGGCCGCGTGATTTGTCCCGCGACAGCGGGTGCCATGCTGGGAGGTCATCGCACTCCTCCCCGCATACGATTCTCTCCCTAACGCCACTCAAATTCTTGTGGAGCAGCACCTTGAATTTTGGCGTCCAGTCGTCCCCTTCCGTATCGAAGGCGTCGCCGGGGATGCCGATCATTTCGGTCAGGGTATCCCGGAAACGAAGAAAGCGGCGTCGCACCCGCTCGTTCTCAGGCGCGCCGGTCGGCGGATTGCGCCACTTGGCCTTGGAGGCGAGGTGCATCAGGATCTCATAGTCCCTGGCGTAAGTCCTGGCATTGGATTTCCGGAACCGGTGTTCCTTCCGCTGGCCGTCGCACGACACGATGATCTGACCGCCGGCAGCAACCTCGATGGTCAGCATGTCCCAGCGCCAGCCGGACTGGACCCGCAAAAGCGGCTTTTTCCGTGTCTTCGATCCCGCAACCGGCGGCGGCGTGGCGAGCGCCGGAACGGCGGCGATGGTGACAATTTCCGCCAGGTGTTCCGCCACGGTGACCAGCGTCAGGCGGTTGGCCGAAGCGAGCGCCTGGATGGGCGGCGTGACCCACCGGGCCGACGGCAGCAGAATTGTGGCGTCGCGGCGGGCTGAAAGGTCGCTGGCGATGCGCCCGTGATCGCCGAAATGCCCGGCGGGGAGACAGAGCACCACCGGGCGGATTGGATCGCTGCCGTTCTGGGCGCTGCCGATTTGGCGGGTGAATCCCTGGGTTTCGTAGCGGTTGACGGCGAAACCGAAGGCTTTTCCGAGCGCGGGGGCGATGACATGCCAGTCCGGCGTCAGCAGCGCGACTTCATCGGCGCTCAGCGGCAGCGGTGGGCCATCCGGCGCATCGTCACCCACGATCCCGAGAAACCCGTCCAGCCCGTCCGGCACCACATCCAGCCGCCGCGACGGGCGACCCGGATCGAGCACGGATTCGGCGTGCCCCGAAACTTTTTTCAAAAACGGGCAACAGATTTCCCAGTCGGCCCCGAGGTGGTGCCGCCAGTCGCTGGCTGCAAACTCGCCTGCTCCGAGTCGGTCAAGCACTCGCCACAAGCTGGACGTCGTCATTGGCGAAGTGGTGTTCGACGAGCCAGTCGTCAATGGCGGGGTCGGAGGTATTGCCGTGAATGGTGTCGCGGTCGGGGGATATGCGCACCAGCACGCGGGCGCGGCGGTTGGCGAGTTTGAAGGCAATGGTGGCTTCCAGCAGATTGCTAGTGGCCAGGAGTCCCACGGCCATCTGTTCCAATGCCCCGAACACGGGAGAGCGGCTGATGCACAACTGCTGTCCGCCATGCAAGCCCAGCTTGAGGGATTTCAGCTCGGCGAATTGCACGGTGGCAAGCATGTCGCATTTCAGGGCGGACGGTCCATCGCGCAAGGGTTCCAGCGAGTAGCGCTTCGAGTAGGCGAGGGCCTTGAGCGACCCGTGAAAGGCCGTGCCGAACGCTTCGCGGTAAAGCCCCTGGAGCTTTGCGCCGCGCCCGGACACCTGCCACTCGCCGGTGATGCGGTTGAAGTTTGCCACATCCACCTGCTCGGGCCGGAAAATATGGGAGTCGCGGTTGCCCTCCGCGTCGAGAATGCCGATGCGCTTGAGCGTGTCGCCGTGGCGGATCACGAAGGCGTCGCCCTCGGCCTCATTGAGGTGATGGATGATGCAGGTCGCGGAGCGTGAGTTTTCCTTGAACCACGGCGACAGAATGGACTTGAGCCGCTCGATTGACTCAGGATTGACGGGCAGCGTGGGCATCCCGGGCTTGAGGCGGAACGACACCAGCGAGCGGTCGGAATGCAGGGCCTGGCGGTTGAATTCATGCAGGGCGACATCTGGCGCGTGGAGCAGGATTTTAACGGCCACATCAGCCTCACCATCGTCGGGTTCGCGCAGACTCTGGACGATCTGGTGATATTCGGCCTCGAAATTCAGGGAACTCTGGCTCTCAGAGATCAGGTCCAGCAGATCGAGGTGCTCCGCCAGTTCGGGTGGTGTGTCCTCGGTGGAAAAGGCCAGCACGGCGGCGAGGGCGGCGAAGTCGAAGCCGGATTCGGCTACTTGATCGATTGAAACGTCCCTCGTGCGAAAATAATCGGCGTGCGGAGCGAGGAGGGCGGTGAGGGTGGCCGGTTTCATGTCCTTGAGGACACCGGCCTTCAGCAGGCGGGGGCGGCGGATCTTAGGCATATCTCAAATCAGGTTTCTTTGGCTTGGTCCCAAGATGAAGCGTTATTTTTCTCGGAACGGGACTATATTTGGATTTTTACGCCGATTTTTCAATCCGAAAATTTGCATAAATTGTTGATAATAAGTTAATTATTAAGCAAAGTTAAGTATTGGCGGGATTGCCTGGGGATGAGGTGCTGACGGTTTCCTTGATCGGCTTCCCGGGACAGCCAAACGGGACATGTCCCATGACCCTGCTGAAAAAAATCCAAACTTTTTTTCGCCGTGGTTGCGAGGTTTGACGGCTATCGGACGCCGCAAACGGGACATGTCCCCCGGTGGTGGGTGACGGCGGGAATTTGACACCCCGCCGCATTCACCAGATGCAAACCACCACCCAATCCACCAGTCCCCTGGCCATCCGCCGTGGGAGAATCGCCCGACCTCAGAAGGTCGTTATTTACGGATCAGAAGGCGTCGGCAAATCGACGCTCGCTGGCCAAACCCCCGCCCCTATCTTCCTCGACACCGAGGGCGGCACCCACCACCTCGACGTCGCCCGGTTTGATTCGGCGACGACCTGGGAGGAAATCAAAGCCGCCATCGGCCAGCTTGGCAAATCGGAGCATCCGTTCCGCACGCTGGTCATCGACACCGCCGACTGGCTGGAAAAGCGGCTGGCCGAGCACCTGTGCCGGAAGGCCAACAAGGATTCCATCGAGGATTTCGGGTATGGCAAAGGCTGGGTCATGCTCACCGAGGAGTTCGCCCGGTTCCTCAACTCGCTCGATGCGCTGACTGCTCGCGGCATGCACATCGTTTTTCTGGCGCATGCCACGGTGAAAAAGTTCGAGGCACCCGACCAGGCGGGCAGTTACGACCGTTTCGAGCTGAAGCTGAGCAAACAGGTTGCGCCGTTGCTCAAGGAATGGGCCGACGTCGTGCTGTTCGCGAACTACGTCACCAAGGTCGCCGAAAAGGACAACGGCAAGATGCGCGGCGTGGGCGGCAAGGAACGCGTGCTTTTCGCCACCCACACGGCGGCGTATGACGCGAAGAACCGCCATGGCCTGCCGGACAAGCTGCCGTTTTCCATGGAATCGCTGGCTCCGGTGTTCGGTGCGCAGGCAACTGCGGCCCCACCGGCGGCATCACCCGAACCCGCGCCATCGCTGACCGACCGGATCTTCGCCGCGTTCCAGCGCAAATCCAACATGGCCAACGTGGTCGATTTCCTGGTTGCCCGTGGCCAGCTCGGCTACACGGCGGAAGGTCCGCTCGAAAGCATAGACAATCTCGATCCCGCCTACGCCGCCCGGATGTTGGCCGACCCTGATCGTTTCGTCGCCGCGGTGGCGGAATGGGCCAAGGAAAAGGAGGCCGCCCAATGAGCGCGCCGCCAAAAAGCGCATTGCGCCCGTCCAACCTGCCGAAGCTGGTGCTCTGCTCGTGCTACGAGGGTAACCAAGTGGCCGGCCCGGCGGCGCAGCGCGGCACGCTGCTCGATTCCGCCTTCCGCGCCGAGTTGCTAGGGCAGGAAGAACGGTTCGTCATCGCCAACAAACTGACCGCCGATGAAATCGCGGCTGTCTCCTGGTCGGTTTCGATGGTGCGGGCGATGTCGGGCCGCGAGCGGGTGCTGGCCCGCGAGGACGACTGCCGGATGGAGATCCTCAATCTAACCGGCACGGCGGATGCCATCGTCCCGGCCAAGTTCACCCACTTCGATTTGAAGACGGGCGCGCGGCGCAATTACCGCGAGCAGATGGCGGCCTATGCGCTCGGTTTGATGAACGCGCATTTCGCCTCGTCGTGGACGGCGCACCTGTTGTTCTGTGACCAGCGCGAGATCGAAACCCACCGGTTCACCTACGACGAGGCGTATGCCATCGTCACGCAGATCGTCCAGGCGTTCAACGACCCGGCGAAAAAGCCGAACCCGTGTGAATACTGCGGCTGGTGCGCCAAGGCGGATACCTGTCCGGCGCGGCTGGCGCTCGTTGCGGAAACCCTGCCCGTCGCGGATCCGGGATTCGATTTCGACGCGGTGCTGGCCGACCCCGATAAACTCGGGCGGTTTCTAGCAGCCTGCGCGGTGGTCGAGGACTTCCGCGACCGGGCGAAACAGATTGCCACCGAACGCATCAAGACCGGCGGCACCCTTCCTGGCTGGAAGCTCGTCACGCGCAAGGGGGCTGAGTTCGTCGATTGCGAAACGGTCGGCCACCACATCCTGCGCCTTGGCTTCGGGCCGGTGCTCGCCGCCTACGGCAATCTATCAGCCGCCAAGTTCCGCGACCTATGGAGCCAGCGAATGCCCAGCGAATCGCCGTTTCCAGAGGATGCGGTGAAACACGCGGCCCCATCCACCTATCTCAAACAATCCAAATCCACCATCCCATCCACCAACACCAAACCAAACTAACATCATGCCCTCATACAACGCATCCACCCCGACCGAACGCCCCGACTTTGTCGATCCGGGCGACTATCAGGTCGAAGTCATCGACGCCATCGAGACCGTCAGCAAAAGCGGCCACGAGATGATCGAACTCAAGCTCAGGACATCCGCCGGAAGCTATCTCTATGATTTCCTGGTCTTCATCCCGACTGCCTTCTGGAAGATCGACGCTTTCCGCGCCGCTTCCGGCGAGGTGGTTTCCCCGGAAGACGACGTCGAAATCACGGCGGACGACCTGATTGGCCGCAGCGGCACCGCCCGCCTCACCGTCGAGGAATACAACGGCAAGAAGCGCAACAAGGTCGCCGCCTGGCTGCCCCAGAAGGCGGGTTGCATGCCCGCAAAGTCCACCCCCGCCGCGAAACCCGCCGCACAATCCCAACCCACTAACAGCGATGACGACATCCCTTTCTGAGCGAATGGGTCTGCGCGCCTATCAGATGAAAGCCCGGCAGGACATCCACGCAGGATTTAATGACTTCACCCGCCAGCTCGGCGTGCTGCCAACAGGCGCGGGAAAAACCATCCTGTTCAGCCGTCTGGCGCAGGATTTCCAGCCGCAGCGCACCTTGATCCTGGCCCACCGCGAGGAACTCATCTCGCAGGCGGTGGACAAGCTGGCTGCGGCGACCGGGATTATGGCACAGGTCGAGATGGGCGATGACCGCGCATCACTCAATGCCCCGGTGGTCGTCGCCTCGGTTCAGACGCTCATGCGTGAGGCGCGGCGCAACCGCTGGCCACGCGATCATTTCGGGCTGGTCGTGGTGGATGAGGCGCACCATTCGTTGGCTGACAGTTACCTGAGCACTCTCCAGCATTTCGACAATCACGCGAAGGTGTTAGGAGTCTCGGCCACCCCTGACCGTGGTGACAAAAAGAACTTGGGCCGTTACTATCAGAACATCGCGTGCGAGGTGACGTTGCTCGACCTGATCCAACAGGGCTGGCTCGCACCGATCAAGGTCAAGACCGTGCCGCTCGGCATGAATCTTGATTCCGTGCGGACCACGGCGGGTGATTTCAATGCCGATGACCTGGGCCACGCGCTGGAACCGTATCTCGAACAGATCGCCGACGTGCTGGTCGAACACCGGCACCGCAAGACCCTCGTGTTCCTGCCGCTCATTTCGGTTTCCAAACAGTTTGCGAAAATCTGCCGCGAGCGCGGGTTGCAGGCCGAGCACGTCGATGGCCAGAGCAATGACCGCCGGGACATCCTGGAACGGTTCAAAAGCGGCGAAACTCGCATCCTCACCAACGCGATGCTGCTGACCGAGGGATACGACGAGCCCAGCATTGACTGTGTGGTGTGCCTACGTCCAACGAAGGTGCGGGCGCTCTATTCGCAGATCATCGGTCGCGGCACGCGGATTTGTCCGGGCAAAGACCATCTGCTGGTGCTCGATTTCCTGTGGCAGTCGGGCGAACACAGCTTGATCAAGCCGGCCCACCTGATCGCCGAAGACGACGAGGATGCGCAGGCACTAACCGATAAGCTGGGTGACGATGGCGACCTGGAAGAGGCGCGTGAGGAGGTGAATGCCGACCGCACCCGCAAACTTCGTGAGCGGCTCGCCGCCAACCGCCGTCGCAAGGGCTCGGTGCTCGATCCGTTGGAATTGGCCGTCACGCTCAATGACGCGCATTTGGCCGAGTTCATTCCGGTCATGCAGTGGCAGGGTGACGCCCCATCGGCCAAGCAACTCGACATCCTTGGAAAATTTGGAATCGACGTGATGGCGGTGCTCACCAAGGGCCACGCGTCATGCCTGCTAGACCGGCTCATCACGCGCCGGAAACTCGAATTGGCGACCCCGAAGCAAGTCCGCATGTTGCGGAAATACGGCCACCCCAGACCGGAGATGGCCACCTTCAAGGAAGCCAAGGCATTCCTCAATATCAAATTCGGCAGTGCCGCATGAACTGATAGACGACCATGCCACGATACCGATCCACAGGGATTTCGTTGCCACGGCGCACCCTCGACTATCTCCAGCGGGGTGCTGCCAAGGGCACGAGGAATGCCGAACTCTTCGACGCGACCTGCCAGTTCAGGGATGCCGGGCACCCGCTTGAGGACGCTGACGCCCAACTCCTCGCCCGGGCGATGGCCGACGGGCTGACCGAAGCGGAGGCACATCAAACGATACTCTCCGCATATGCACGATGCTCCCGTGAGCCGCTCGGCGCATCCGGGCCATTGCCTGCCGCACCACCCCCAGCGCCACGTCGTGCCACCCCAGCACCGGTTAGGAACGAGCATTCGTCGATGGCGGTGCCCGCGCCGGTGGATGACGGATTTGTCAGGTTGGTCGACGCGTGTTTCCAACCGGACGAATTCGTCTCCATTGCCGAGGGCGTGGAAACGGACGAGGGCGAAATCGCCCCGCGCCGGGGTGTCACGCTCACCGCGGCGGAGTGGAAGGCGAGGGTCGAGAAAAAGGGCTGTATCGACAGGGTTTTCGGCACCAAGCTCGGGTTGTTCCTGCGCATCAACCCGATGCGGAAGGATGGCGCCACTAACGAGGATGTGGTCGCTTTCCGCCATGTGCTCGTGGAGTTCGACCGCGACCAGGAGGGAAAGTCGATTCCCAAGGAAGAGCAATACCACGCGGTTGTGGCGAGCGGCATGCCGGTGGCGGCTTTGATAGATTCCGGCAACAAGAGCCTGCACGCATGGATCCGCGTCGATGCTCCGGACGAGAAGGAATACAAACGTCGCGTCGCCATCATCTGGGAATGGTTTTCGGGCATTAACCTGGACAAACAGAACCGCAACGCGTCGCGGTTGTCCCGTTGCCCGGATGGCTGGCGCACCGTGGAGGGTGAGCCGCACCGCCAGCGGTTGTTGGCGCTTAAATTCGGCGCGGACTCGTGGGCCGCATGGGAGTCGGCCCAGAACGCACCGGACGAGGACTCGTTCATGTCCATCTCCAGCCTGGCGACCTACGACACGACCCATGACCCTAACAACGTGCTTGGCAACCGCTGGTTGTGCCGGGGCGGGTCGCTGGTCGTGGTCGGCCAGTCGGGCATCGGCAAGTCGTCCTTGTGCATGCAGCTCATGATCCTATGGGCGCTCGGACTTCCTGCGTTCAACATCACGCCGGTCACGCCGCTGCGCTCGGTGCTCATCCAGGCGGAAAACGACATTGGCGACCTAGCAGAAATGTATCAGGGGGTGCGCCAGGGGATGGGCATCACGCCCGAACAGGAAGCACTCCTCAACGAGCGCATCTTCATTTACCGCGACACCACGCGCACGGGTGGCGATTTTGTCGATGCCGCGTCCTCGCTCGTTGAACGCCACAAACCCGATCTCGTGTGGGCCGATCCGCTGCTCAACTATATCGGCGATGAGATTTCCGAACAGCGTGTCATCAGCGAGTTTTGCTGCGGCCTGCTCAATGAGGTGAGCCTTCGCACGGGTGTCATCTGGTGCCTGCTGCATCACACAGGCAAGCCGTCCAAAGACCCGAAGGCGGCGAGCCACTGGACCGCCAGCGACCTCGCCTACAGCGGCCTTGGTAGCTCTGCGCTCACCAACTGGGCACGCGAGACGGCGGTTTTGGTGCGCCTCAAGATGCCGGATGGCGAGCCGCCCACCTTCCAGTTCAGCATGACGAAGCGCCGGACCCGCGCCGGGCTCCACGACACCGCAGGAGAGTCCACCGACACGGTCTTTCTGCGTCATTCGACCCGTGGCGGCATCTGCTGGGAGCAATGCGAGGCCCCCGAACCTGAGCCTGAAAAGAGGCCTGATCGCTACAAGACGGGACGCAAATCCGGCTTCGATGCAGAGGCATTCAAGGCCGTTATCGATGCCCATGGAGGCTCTCTAACGAAGGCAAACGCCGATGGGGTCGCTGCAAAAATGAAATGCAGCCCGCGCACCGCATGGACTTGGTGGAAACAACTCAAAAACAAAGACTTATGAACTGCTGCAAAAATAGATGTTGCACCGCTGCAAAAACAGAAGCTGCACCTGGTGCAACAAGTGCAATATATATACCCTATAAGGGTATATATTGCACTTGCACCGGGCAGCATGGGAAAGTCAAAGAAACGACACCCAAAAATTCCGACAACAAGGCCAATCCGCCCACGAGGTATTGGCCATTGCTTGCGGACATGCCCACTCTCTCGCACTGGCCGAATCGAGATCAACCTTTCGACAACAGCCGCAGCGAGGTGATTGCCCACATCCGCGAACGGTTCGGTCTGGACGTGAACTTCGCCATCCGAGTCTTCGACTACGCCAGGTACAAGAAAGTTATCGTCTTCGATCCTACCACCAAGCTCTGGTGCGGCGCGAAAGGAGGTGCGCTGTGAACGGCGACGACTACACCCGCCGGCAATCCGCCAAGGACGCCGAATACCAACGCGAATACCGGGCCTGGATCGAGTCCTTGCCTGCGGACGAGCGGCACAAGCTGGAGGCCCAGGGACTGGCGGAACCAGACTTGGCCCACCACGGCAACGGCTCCGCCAAGGGTGATGCCGCCGACAGCCCGCTCATGCGCGAGGGCGACGATCCGGCTATCCTGCCGGAACCGGAACCCGATCCGCCGTCGGACCCCTGTGACGAGGAGTTTGTATGGGACACGGTGCGCCGGGTGCTGGGTGAAGTCCTCAGCCACGGCAATGCCCGTTTAACCGCCGAGTGCATCGCCTTGGTCAGCGGCCTGTCCTACACAGGATCCTCGATGACCGAGATTGCCCAACGCCACGGCATCACCCGTGCGGCGGTATCGAAACGCTGCGTCGAACTTACCGAATTGCTGGACCTGCGCCCATCGCGCGCCATGCGCTCGTTGACAGCGCGCAAGTCGTATCGCGCCGCCCGCATCCAATCCACCCGCACCCATGAACTCGACCCTCAGACTGCCAAACCCGAAAGTCACCATCAGCCGCATCGGCATGCAAATCAACGGTGAGCTCAGCCAGGAAGAATGGCAGGAACTCGCAGCCAGCCTCGGCGAGGTTGCCAGTTCCATTGCCTTCATCGTCGGCGACTGGCTCGTCTATGGCCAAAGCCTGTTTGGCACCGACGGCTTCCCCGACAAGAAAGTGGACAACCGGTCCTATCAAATCGCCCTCGCCGCCACCGGCCTCGATCTCTCCACGCTCCAGAACTACGCCTACGTCAGCCGCAGCATTCCCTATTCGCTGCGCAGCGAACGACTCTCTTGGGAGCATCACCGGCTGCTGGCCAAACTCCCCGACGGCGACAAGCAGGGATGGATCGACGCCTGTGTGGCCGAAGTGGATGCCGGTCGCCGCATGTCCACGCGCCGCTTGCGCAAATCCCTCAGCCTCGGACGTGTCGCCACCGACGCCGACCTTGAACCAGACGATGCCGACCAGGGGATCGAAAACCACATCCCGTTCATCAACCGCCTCGTCGTCTGGTGGAAGCACATGCGGGAAAACCAATTCCTCGACACCGCTACCGCCGAACAACGGGCCGCCCTCAAGCGCGATTTTTCACCGATCACCTCCATCATCAACGAGCTCTAACACACCACACCCATGACCCAACAATCCACCGAATGCCGGGCCGCCATCGATGCGGCGAAGGAACTCCTGAACGCCCATTTCCAGGAAGCCGAGGACAGCGCCGACGACAACGGCAAGTTCAGCCTCGGGTTCCGCATGATCTTCGACCGGTCGCACTCGCCCACCAACATCAAGGTGACGTGCCGGGTGACCACGACCATCACCGATGAAATCGAAACCCTGCCGGACGATCCGGCCCAAACAAAGCTGCCCCTGTGATGGCCACTCGTGTCCGCAAGGTGTTCCGGGATACCAAGCCGCCTAGCAGGCTGGAGGGCCGCTTTGAACTGCTGTGGCGGGCGCATGGGGGACCGGGGTTGGAAAAGGAATACCGCTTTCACCCGGTGCGTAAATGGCGGGCCGACTTTGCCCACATCCCGAGCCGGACGCTCATTGAGATCGAGGGCGGCATCTACGTGAATGGCCGCCACAACAGGGCAGGGGGATTCGCCGCCGATCTGGAGAAATACTTGGAGGCCGCTCTGGCAGGCTGGCGGGTGGTGCGACTCGGACCTAACGAGCTTACATCGGCCCACGTCGAGCGCCTGGTTTCCCTGGTGTTGGGCGAGGGCAGCAGCATCATTCGATCATAATCTTAACCAACGACCAGCCTAGTCGCGGGGTCGGAGCATGGCGGTTGTGTTGAAAGTGTGTGGCTGACGCCGGGTGGCAGCAGCGTTTATCGCTTCTCCAATTATGCGTCGACAGGAATCCCGACTATCTCAAAATTACCAATAGGGCCTAAACTCAGTGACTTCCTGATCGCATTGAAAATGGCCGTATGGTTCTGCTGATGTTCCTGTCTTGTAAGGGGCGATGCATTATGTGTCGATTGCACTAGACTTCTGTAGTATTCGTTCACGGCTCGCGAGGTTTCCAAATCGCCATACATAGAAACTTCAATCACTGCTTTCTGTAGTTCAATGAATTGGTCACGTTGTTTTTGCTGGTTGAGCATCTCTTGCAGGGCGAGCATCAATCTTAAAAAGCCTTCTCTCTGTTTATCCAGCAGAGCCTTGGATTTATCAAATTTTCGCTGCCTTTCACTATTCAAGAAGCCCGCAACAGTCGGAATAAGGGCTCCAAGTAATGCTGATGCTCCAGTAATTACGGATATTAGGATTGTGTGAGACATGTTTTGACTTGTGGTGTTTTTGGAACAAATACAACCTGACGGGCTGGTTCCAAAGGTGCCCGACGACAAGGGGCTTTTAAAGCACAATGGACTAACAGTCGAGATAAAGTGTTAGCCGGTTGACTCGCGGCGCGGGGAATGGAACCGCTCTCCATTCTCGTCACTGGATCCTCGGGCTTCATTGGTCGCCACGTCGTCCGCCACCTCCACGAAGCAGGGCACAAGGTGATGGGGCTCGACCAGATGCCTCCACCGGAGCTGCTGCCCGAGGGCGTCCGGTTCTACGCCTGCGACATCCGCCAGGGGTTGTTGCCGAACCAGACCTTCGACGCGGTGGTCCACCTGGCCGCGCTGGCCGGTGTCCGCCCGTCGATGGACCGTAAGCTCGACTACGAGTTCACCAACGTCATCGGCACGCTCCGCCTGTTGGAACATTGCCGCCGCATGGGCACCCCGCACTTCGTCTTCGCCTCGTCGTCCAGCGTCTATGGCCCGGACACGCCGCTGCCAGCCGAGGAAACGGCCCTGCCTGACCCGCTCAGCCCCTACGCGCTAACCAAACTCCACGGCGAGCAATGGGGCCGCCTCTACGCCCGCCAGCACGGCCTGCGCTTCGTCGCCCTGCGGTTCTTCTCGGTGTGGGGTAACGGCCAGCGCCCCGACCTTGCCCTGGAATCGTTCCGCCGCCGGATCGAGGCGGGCAAACCGGTCGTCATCAATGGCGACGGCAGCCAGCGTCGCGACCTGACCCACGTTGCCGATGTAGCCCGGGCAGTCGGCCTAGCGGTTCAGTGGCCGGGTCCCGGATCAGCCGTCCTGAACGTCGGCACTGGTCAAAACCACTCGGTTCTCGACATGCTGGCAGCCGCCGCCAAATCCGCCGCGCCATTGGTGGAGCACCAAGCACCCCATCCAGCCGATGTGCCGGAAACCCTTGCGTCCATCACGTCCGTCGGGGCGGAACTCGGGTGGCAACCCCGGATTTCCTTCCCGGACGGGCCGGATTCCTGATCCCCGCCGCCTGCGGATTATCCGCCCGAAAAACCGCCCCGGTTTACACTTTTTGATGGTTTACTTTACACGCTTTACACCTAAAATCTAGCAGTAATAACAGAATGCCTAGCAGCCTATGTTTTCTCAACAGTCTTATTTACAACGTTTTGCGACATTTCGCCCGTGAATTTCCAGCCGCCAAACCCCCAATTTTCGACGCAAAAAAAGTGTAAAGTTGAAAAAAGCACCTTTCACAGGATTTGGATGGGGGTGGGAGGACCCAAGGACTTTGTCACCATCGTAAATAGATTTCCTCATCACTATCAATGGGTTATGGGCGAGGCAAATCTCTAACTGTCACCATTCTATCACATTAAAGTTGCTAGCCGCCGACGATTAACCTGACTATTGCGCAGCATTGGCATGCATTGTGTCAAAACTAGATCGACCAAGGACATGGAGCAGGACATGCGTGAAACTTGAGTCAATATGCGTAGTTTTTGACATGGACTCTTGAAAATAAAAAATGAGAAAACACTTACTAAGTGAATCATCTAACCTCATGCCCCTATCCTTTGCCCCCGCTTCGTGCCCCATTTCTCTTTCCCATACAGGCACTCGCCGCAATTTCAGGCAGTCCATCTGACGATTGTTTCAAATTCCGTGTGATTTCCGACCGTGACCTCTTAAGAACGGAAGAGGGGGGGAATTATCCCGCATCCTATCCATCCTTGGAAACACCATAATATGCCCATCAGAAACCACTCACAAACAATAACAAACATGAATAAGAGCATCACTTTACTTGCGGCCATTTCCACTTTGATTCTGGCATCGTGCGGAACGGACCCTGGCCAGGCGGAAGAAGAAGCGTTAGCCAAGCGATTCAATCCTACACCTGGCAGGGTCAATGTTTTCATTTATCGTCCCATGATCTTTGGACTTGGGGGGAATGCGAGACCAGTGAACTTGGATCTCGACGGCAAGCCAGCAGACCGTGCCCCTGAGGCTAACCAATTTAGTCTATTGGACATCCCGGCTGGTCAACACACGATATCCGCTTATGGGAAAAACATTACTGGAGTGAAACTCGGGGTCTCTGATTACAAGTTCAACGCGAACAAGGGCGAAAATGTCTTTCTAAAGATGACACCCCTTTTCACAGTCGATGTAATTGTCGCGAGTACGCCGGTGGTTTCGTGGGCCAGATTGTCCGATGCTGAAGGGAGAAGCAAAATCACGAATTCAAATCTATCAATGGGTATTGAGACCATAAATTAAAAACGGACAACAACTCGGATGCCGCTAATCAAAACAAGCCAAAATTGATAAATGAACAAGTTCCTGATGATTGTCACAGCATTTGGATGCGTCGTTATTTCCACAGTCTTCACCAGCTGCGGTGCCAACGGAACTTCCTTTGTGCCTGTTAATCCACCACCCGGTAAAGGAGTAGTTTATATATATCAACAAACGCGTTTGGGATGCGTCGCCACTGGGACACTAAAAGCAAACGGAAATCTAATCACCATAATTCGTCATGGTGGATATTTCCCCTATGTCGGACAACCTGGCGACACCATTTTTGTCACCAAGATCGACTGGAACAGGAAAGCGACTGTCCGGGTGGAACAGGGCAAATCCAAATATCTTAAGGCCGAGATTGCACAGCCCACAGCGCGCATACTCAAACTCACCGAAGTTCCTGCGTCTATTGGAGCAAGTGAAATTAAGGAATGTAAACTCCTTGAGCCAATCAGTAGAGAAACTGGTAGTCCGCAACAACGGACTGCGCCTGGAACGCATATTCTTGATCCATCTAATCCATATGGAATACTGCAACAGCAACAACTCGATGCGTATTCCAGATTGCGCTAAGCCGTAATTACCGAACTCTAACGTAATATAAACTTCCCTCCACGTTCTCCGGTCCGTCCACCGGCTCTTTTAACAGCCGTTACTACAAAATTAGTTTTTCTCGGTCTAACATAGTTAATATAATGACTTTTAATCGCTTGTTCTTTGTGGTCGTAGCATTGCTCATTTCAGTCAGCAACAGGATCCAAGCACAAGAAGCCGTTCCTCCCTTGCCTTGGACTTCAACGGATGGTCGGGTTATCCAAGCGAAGTTTGTTAAACTGAATGGCAAGACGGTGATTATGGAGAAGGATGGCAAGCAGATCCAAGTGCCGTTTTCGAAGCTCTCGCCGGAAAGTATCGAGCAGGCGAAGAAACTTGATGCCCCGGGATCCGCTGCTTTGCCCCAACTGACACAATCTAAACCTGACCAGATTGAGTATAACAAAGTAGATAAAGATATCGCAAACCTAGACGATTCCGCTCACGCGGCGCGCGCTGGCTCTGGACTTGATGGTCTCGGTATTGCAGTTATCCGTGACTTTTCCATACGAGGGGTAGGCTGCGATGGAAAAGTTCAAGGAAAAGATAAACTACAACATACAGATTCATACGTAATTGCCTCCTGCAGCAAATCCATGACTGCGACATTAGCTGCGGTTTTGGTTACGAAGGGTGTTATAAAATGGGAAACAACTTTGGCTGAGGCTTTTCCAGAACTTAAAAATAAAATGGATTCTTCCTTTGCCACAGTGAGTCTCGCGCAACTCCTTACCCATACTGCTGGTGCGCCTGAACGGGATGCGTTTTGGAAATCAGGAGAACTTGCCAAGGCGTCCGCAAGCCGTGGTAACCCAACCGCACAACGACTACTACTGCTGCAACTTGTAACCTCAAAAAAGCCTCTTTTCAAGCCAGGCAGCAAATCGATATATTCAAATGCGGGTTACTACCTTGCGGCTTCGATGCTTGAAAAGGCAACCTCCAAATCATGGGAGAATCTAATGGTTTTGCATGTATTTAATCCTCTCGGCATGACCACCGCCGTTCCTACCTCTGATATTGATACACCGCTTACAATGCCGGCAGGCGGAATTTCGTGCCGCATGGAAGACCTCGCGAAATTTTATCTTTTCCATTTGGCTTTCAGTGAAGAGAATCCACTTGGTGTTTCAGAAGTAAACTACAACACACTTCACACTAAAGTCAAGCCATATAATTTTGGCATGGGTTTCATAATCACGGAAAGGCCATGGGCTAACGGCACTGTTTACACTCATCTTGGTCTATGCAATAAGTTTACCACCGTCTTCTGGTTGGCTCCCAATAAGGGATTTGGCATCATTGCTTCAACACCTGAGACAGATAAGTCTTCGGAAAAAAGATTAGACAAGGCCGTGAGTAAGTTGATTGAAAAATTCAAATAAATGCGTTCCCATTTTCCCCACCATCCAGCCCGATCCCGGCGCCACCATTCGGCAGTCCGGTCGCGGCCAAGCCGAGCAGCTAAGTTGGCGGCATTCACCCAAACCACATCTCCAAATCAGCCATCGCCTTCAAGGCGTCGCCCTTGCCCCTTCCGCCACCTGTCAGGTGATAGCGATAGGAGCGTCCACCGCAGGCGAGGAATTGCGCGAGAGTCTCATTTTCCGCTGGCTGGAGGCGGACCGATTGAAAGCGGGTCTGGAAGCGTTCGGTTAGGTTGGCGACGTCGAGGTTCGTGGTGCATAACGCGGTTGTTTGCCTTTAAGTGCTTGTCACCAGCAGCCGCTTCAGCTACCAAATAGTCGTCAGCCCGTCCGCTGAAATGTTCATCAAATTTACGGAGGGTTGCATATTCTTATCGTTTCAGTCGCACGCCATCATCAATCTTCCCCCACGCAATGAACACCCCCTCCGTCATGAGACCCCCCGCATCTGTGCGGAATTCGTCATTTTTTCACCAACGCATGGCCGCCATGCGCGCTGCGCTGCTGTTGCTGGTGATGTGCTGCGGCATGGCCGGCACCCTTTCGGCGGCCAGCGTGACCCTCACCTGGGCGAATCCCGTAGCCATTCCCTACGGTACGGCGCTCTCGGTCAAACAACTCAACGCCAAAGCCAATGTGCCGGGGCAGTTTGACTACATCCCCGCTGCCGGGGTGAAATTACCGGCGGGCACCCAGACCCTGAATGTCTTGTTTACGCCCACTGACACCGTCAAATATAGCAGCGCCCAAAAATCCGTGTCGCTGGTGGTGGCTAAGGGCGCGCAAACCATCACGTTTCCTGCCCCTCCCGCGCGACACTACGGCGATGCGGATTGCGAACTAACGGCAACGGCCTCATCCAGCCTGGCGGTGAGTTATGTGAGTTCCGCCCCGGCGGTGGCGACCATTGTGGATGGCAACCAATTGCATGTCGTGGGGGCGGGCAGCGTTAAAGTCACGGCGAGCCAGGCGGGCGACGACAACCGGAAACCCGCGCTGGCGGTGGCCAAAACACTGGTTATCGCCAAAAAGCTCCAGACGATTGATTTTCCGGCGCTAACAGGCCACACCATGGGCGACGCGGATTTTTCGCCGGGTGCCAGCGCGAGCTCCGGCCTGACTGTGACTTTCACCAGTTCCGCCCCGGCGGTGGCGACCATCATGGCCGGGAAAATCCATTTGGTCGGCAAGGGGACGGCTGTGATCACCTCGAGCCAGGTCGGCACTGCCAACTGGGCCGCCGCGCCGCCGGTCAAGCAGACATTGGTGGTGGCTACCGGCAGCCAGACGATCAGCTTCTTACCCCTGCCTAACAAAGGAGTCGGCGACGTGGATTTCGCACCCGGCGCCACTTCGAGTTCCGGCCTAACGGTAACTTATGCCAGTTCGAATCTCAAAGTCGCCAAGATCGTGGCCGGCAGGATCCATGTGCTTGGCAATGGCACGGCAACCATCACCGCCAAGCAGGCGGGATCTGCAAGTTGGACGGCAGCCGCCGATGTCACACAAACCTTCACAGTTGGTGGCAAGGCCACGCCGGTGCTCACCTGGGCGAACCCGGCGGCGATCACCTACGGCACGGTGCTTTCCGCCGCCCAGCTCAATGCCAAAGCCAATGTGCCCGGCACATACACCTATTCGCCACTTGCCGGAACGAAGTTGCCTGTGGGTTCGCAATCCCTGAGCGTCACATTCACCCCCACGGATTCGGCCAAGTATGACAGCGTGCAAAAATCGGTTTATCTAACGGTCAATAAGGTGACCGCCACGGTGACTCTGGCGGGCTTGAGCCAGACGTATAACGGGCAGCCACGGGTCGTGACGGCGACCACGGTGCCGGCAGGACTCAATGTGGATGTTACTTATAACGGGGTCGCCGATGCGCCAACCGACGTCGGCTCGTATTCCGTGGTGGCCACGGTCAATGATCCCAACGCGAGCGGCACCAAGTCCGGCACATTGTTAGTCGGCAAGGGCAACCAGACAATCTCCTTCGCCTCGTTGCCCGCTCTCCATGTCGGCGACGAGGATTTTTCCTTAACCGCCAGCGCAGCCTCCAGCCTGTTGGTTAGCTACGCCAGTTCCACACCGACGGTGGCGACCATTGTGGATGGCAAGATCCACGCCGTAAGTGTCGGCACGGTCTACATCACTGCGACCCAGGACGGCAACTCTAACTGGAATGCGGCGCTGCCGGTCAAGCAGTTGCTGACTGTCCAGTCAAAGCCGTTGCCGCCTGCTCCTGTCGGATTCGCGCTGATTCCGGCAGGGAGTTTCCAGATGGGTAACGTGCTTTCTGCCAGTGGGGACGGGTCTATAGACGAGCTACCGGTTCATACGGTGCAGGTGAGTGGGTTTTACATGGAGAAGTATTTGGTGACGAAGGCAGTCTGGGATTCGGTGCGGACCTGGGGATTGACCCACGGCTACATGGATTTGGTGGGAGGGGATGGTGGTTATACCTCGAATGGCGCGAATCATCCGGTGCATTCGATCAGTTGGTTTAACATGGTGAAATGGTGCAACGCCCGCAGCGAGAATGAAGGACTAGCTGCGTGCTACACGTTCGCGGGCGCTGTTTACCGGACGGGCGAAAGAAATGCGGTGATTTGCAATTGGAGTGCCAACGGCTATCGCTTGCCTACCGAAGCGGAGTGGGAACGGGCGGCTCGCGGTGGGTTAAGTGGGAAGCGGTTTCCGTGGGGCGACACCATCACCCAGTCGCAGGCAAACTATTGGAGCGATAGTTCCTTCAGTTACGACGTGAGTCCGACGCGGGGTTACCATCCGGTCTGGGGCATGGGATTCTATCCCGATACCTCGCCGGTGGGTAGTTTCGAGGGGAACGGGTATGGACTTTATGATATGTCGGGCAACCTATGGGAGTTTTGTTGGGACTGGTATGACGTTTATACCGCAGGTTCGCAGACGGATCCTCGCGGCCCTGCATCGGGCTCGTCCCGGGTGCTCAGGGGTGGCAATTTTTACGACTACGCGAACCACTGCCGTGTCGCGTGCCGCCTCTACTTCGGCCCGAGCTACAACAACGCCACCGTAGGCTTCCGCGTAGCCCGCAGTTCAGCCCCTTGACCAGCAGGTAGCGGCGCGACAAGCAGGACAAGGCGGAGCCGCCCTGCCGGAGAGGAGCAACTTCTTTCCCTCACCCTCAGGTCCGACCATCGTCTCTTGCACGGACCATCATCCCCACCACATCTCCAAATCCGCCATCGCCGCCCTGACGTTACCCCTAGCCCCTTCGGAGATCTGGCGGGTAATCCCAATAGGAGCGCCCCACCGCCGGGCGAGGAAGGCCGCGAGGATTTCGTTTTCCGGTGGCTGGAGTCGGACCGATTGAAACCGGGTTTGGAACCGTTCCGTGAGACTGCCGAGGTCGAGGTTCGTGGTGCCGAGAAAAGCGTGGCCTGGTTTCATGCGGTCGAGGTAGGTTAGCAGCATGTCCTGGGCATCCTTCGAGCAGCGGTCTAACTCATTCACCACCTTGACCGACCACGGGCCGAAGAGCGATCCGTAGGCAAGCGAGCGGGTCCATTCGCGGGCGAGGTCAAACCCGACCTCCCGGCCGCTAACGTCCTCGATGGCGGCGGGGTGGCTGGCGAGCGTGCGGGCGATCAAATTTGCCAGACTGGTTTTCCCGATGCCGGGAGCACCCGAGATTAGGAGCTTGAGTGGCTGGTCAGGGTTCGCCCGCAGACGCTCAGATTTCCGCAGCAGCACCTCAGCCACCTTGCCCGCCTGCCCCACGAAATCCGTAGGACAGGACGGGACAAAGCAGGTTGGCGCAACCGATGGCGGCTTACGCGGCATCACTGGTCTCCTTTCTAACACGAATTTGAAGGATCAGGTCGGCGATGGCCTGTGCGCCCTTCCGATAGACAGTGACGGCCAGAAGTTCGCCGTCCACATAGATCGCCCAGAACCGGGTTTGGCGGTATTTTCTAACTTCGATCATGACGCCCACCCCTCCCTTCTGGCGCGGGCATTCAGTTCGCGGACCCCGAGGCCGTATTTGGCAGCAGTGCGGGCCGGGTCGCCATAGCGGCGGAAGTGGAGTTTCACCAAAACCCAGTCAGGTTCGGTGGCGGGTTCAGGCAGATCGGCCAGCGGGTCGAAGCGGGTGATGGTGGGCAATTCTTCCGGTGCGTGTTCCAAAGCGGCCAGGCGGCGCAGGATTGGCTCAAGGCGCTCCATCACCAACGCTTCCACATCGGCGGGGATGGGCGTAATGAGCGGTGCGCCATCGGCCAGTTCTGCAATCCTGGCATCGACGATCTCGCGGATCAGATCCACGGGAATCTCGGTGATCGAATAGACGATGCCGCTCAGGCTGGTGAGCCCAAGCAGGTTTTTCATTTCCCGTCGGGCATCGCGGGGGCTGTCGGATTGGATGCGGTCGTCAAATACGATCTCGTTGCCGCGGCTGGCTATCAGGTTGTAGGTGCGTTTCATGGCTTTGCTTGGTGTTGGGTGGTCATTTGTTGCAGGGCGTTCTCGACATCGGAGGGGCGGAATCTGACCGACCTGCCGATCTTGACGTAGGGGATCAACCCGCTCATGCGCCAGCAGTAGAGGTTGCGTTTACTCACCCGCAGGTAGGCGCATAGATCCCGCTCGGTCATGAGCTGTGTGGACTTCGCCGGACTGGCGAAGAATGACGAGTTGAATGGCACGCTTTCGGGTGCCGCGATTTGGATTACTGGTTTCATCTGGTGTCTGTTTGTTGCTTCATGGTTTCGTTTGTGAGGGCACATGCGGGCGGCTCAGGTATCCGAGTTGCCGCAGGTGTCCGGGAGATTGAGAAAGGGCTGGTGCCAACTGGCATCGCGCAGGGGCAGGAAATACAGGTTGCTCGCCATCATGCCGCGCCACTCGCGCCAGTCGCCGTAGAGCTCGGTGAAGTCCCTATCAAAGAACACCCAGCGCCCGGGCAGCCGGTCGAGCACGTCCATGCCGCAGAGATCGACCAAGGAGGCAGCAACCCGGGTGTCGGACAGCAGACCGTCGGGGCGATGGTGCCGGGGCATCCGCCGCAGGGTCTCGCGCCAATTGCTCCATGTCCCGTTGTGGAATAGCACGGCGCGGGCGTGGCCAGACAGGCGCGTGGTGGCACAGCCGGTGATGGGAAACGGGTGGCAGAGTTTCGGCGTCACCTCACCAACACTGGCAAGGCGGAAATGAATGACGATCTCACCCGTTAGTCCGGCGATCAGTGGTTCGATTCCCTCAGGTTCGAGTCCCTTGAACCAGCGGACTTTCCCATCTTCGCGCCACGCCACCCCGGCTCCATGCGGATTGGCGTGGTGGCAGGCATCAAGGGTGGCCCGGTCGGGGCGAATGTTGGCAGGGCATACGAGGATCACACACATGGCATTCGTTCGGTTAGAGGTTGGCGCAGGGGAACCGGGAATCGAACCGGCGGCACATCCGGTCGGCGATTTTCCGATAGGCCTTGAATTCAGTGTGCAGCGGGCCGACCAGACCCAGGGCGACGGGGCGCTTGGAGCCGGTCCATCCGAGGTAATCCCAGAGGAAGCGCAGGGCGTCCTTCGCGGTGGCCGTGCGTTTCGCCTGCGACTTGTTCTTCGTGAATGCACCCAGGCATTCCAGTTCGGCGGCGCGGCGGCAGAGCCCTAACACCGTGGCGAGGTGATGCAGCAACTTGTGGCGGTTGAGCGTGCCGGCAAACACCCGGAATTCGATCACCCCGTGGCAGAAGAGCTTTTTGAAATTGATCATGCCGCGTCCGCAGCGGTTGGCGGCGTCGGCCTTGCGGGTGGGGTTGGCCGCGTTCTCCATGCGTTTGACCAAGGTGCCGACATCGTCCCCGAGCATGTGGCTGTAATGGTTGAGGTGGCGTCCGGTGCCCGTCTGGCCGTAGAGGCTCATGGCGTGCCACCGTGCGATGTGCGCGAGCTTGCGGCCAAATTCACTCACCGCCTGCGCATCGTCCGTGCCGATGATGGATGCGACGCCCACGGTGATGTGACAGCCGCACGACCCGTTCACGTTCGCCCCGATGGCATTGGCCCACTCGACGAATTGAATCAAGTGCTCGACACCCTCGCCGCCCTTGAGGATGGGTGAAACAAACTCGCAGGCCACGCGGCCCGGCTTGATGCGGATGGACCCGTCACGCTCGGCCTTCCAGTGATTGCCAGCAAATGTGGGCGCGTTGAGCGGCAGGTGGGTTTGGGCGTCGGCCCCCATGCGCACGGTGGTTCCGACATGATAGGCACCGACCACGAGACCGGCAGTGACGGGGATGGTGGTTTCGAGTTCGACGCCGAAGGTGATGCGTTCGGCTTGGGGATCTTGCGGTTTCATCTGTGGATCTGGTTGCCGGAAGGGTTGTGCGTTCCGACATCCTCCTTCCTGCCAGCCATCCGCGTCGTTTGTCGCGCGTCATCCGCACGCCAAGCCGCACCATAATTTCACTCCATATTGCGCTCTATCAGGTCGTTGGCATGCAGAATGAACGGTCCAAAAATCACGGGATCATCCCCGCCTCGCGGAATGAATAATATGGTGAGCGACCCGGTGCTGGCTCACCGACGATCACATGGTCGATGAAGCGGACTTGTAGCAGGTTGGACACCTCGACCATGCGTCGGGTAATGACCTCGTCAGAACGGCTGGGGGACGGGTCGCCGCTCGGATGGTTGTGCATGAGGGCAAACCCGGATGCGGCGGCGGCGAGCACGGGTCGGAAAACCTCGCGTGGATGGCAATGGCTCTCGCTAACAGTCCCGAGGCTTACGCGGTGCCAAGCATAGGGCCGCAGCCGCGTGTTCATCATCACGACCACCACGCTCTCCTTGTCGGGTTCGTGGTCGGGCTGAGTGGCGATGATTTCCTGCCAGAACTTCAACAGGTTCTCTGGTGTGTCAGTGGTGATGGTGCAGGCGTCCTCGCGAACGCTGGTGATGGTGATGCGATTGGTGGTTCCGGGGCGGTATCTCAGTGGTTTCATTGGCTGTGGGCCGGAGGATTGGGTGTTCCGGCATCCTCCTTCCTGCCAGACGCCCACGTCGTTTGTCCCACGCCATCCGCACCATTTTCCCGGGCACCGGACATCGAATGACCACAAAAAAGACACCCTCTTGGGTGCCGCGTAATCAGGCGTAGAAACTCACGCCATCCGCACCAGGTGTAGCAATATGACCGACCCTCACATCCTCCATCCGCGTGTGATAGACTACCGTTAGGCTCAGAAAAGCACCGTTGGCATGCGGATTGAACGGGCGTCAGTATTCCTCGGGGAGCAGAGCAGTTGTTAGGCTCCGGTCCCATTCAGTGATAATGTAGAGTCGGTCGCCGCCGGGGGTCCGGTAACAACTCAGCAGGCGGGTGCCGTCTTTCAGCGCGTCCTCGTTCGCCTGCTTGTCTTCGGCGCAGAGTTCCTCGCCCCAATCGCCGCAATGGTGGCGGCGGAGGTAGGACGACAGGTCCACGTCCAGCGCAAGGGCACCGGGAGTGGCGTAGGTTCTTCCCAGCGGGAAGCGGGGTTGCATCAGGTATATGGCCATGGGATCTCAGGGTTGTTAGGAATCAATCAGGTCGTCGAAGAGGCCAGGGATGAAGGGCGACAGCGCGTCCTGCTCGGCGCGGAAGAACTCCGCCTTGGTTTTGCCCATCTTGCGGCCCTGCGGCGTGTGGCAGTCGTAGGCGTAATCGGGGATGGGGATGTATTCGCCCGCCTGTGCGAGTTCGTCCGTCAAGGTTTCAGGGTCCAGCCCGGCCTGCTTGTCATAGACGAAGTTCTGAAGGTGGTCGGCGTCGCGGCTTTTCTTGGCGAGGCACAGCAGGATCACCGCCTTGGAAATGAAGATGCGGCCTTTTGGCGCTTTCGCCGGGTTGTTGCGGTTGATCTCGGTGTAGCTGTCGTGCAGCGCCTTGACCTCGGCCGTGAGGATGCCCCAGCAGTCCTCGGCGCTCACGGTGAGCAACCGCCGCCAGACATACTGGCCGAATCCGCTGGCCCAAAGTTCGAGTGCCCAGTATCCGGCCAGCTTCGCGTCACCGCGCCTGACCGCCTTCTGCATCGCGCTGGACACTGCCGGGAAGCTGTATCCGCGAGTGGTAGTTAAGTGATAACTCATGGTCCTTAAATATAATCGTTAGAACACGCCGTTAAAGCAGTATTGAACGCCATTTATCACAGCTTCACCGACTGGCGACGGGGCGCATCCATGGCCACACGGTCCTGGCTCTTGTAGGTTTCGATGCGGATATGGGCCTTCCACTTGCGCTTGAGGTATCGCTTCTCGGTGGCGATGCGTTCCTCGCTGCGGAACAGGCTGTTACCGCCAAGGTTCTTGTCGCGCTCCTGCACGAAACAAAAGCGCGCTTCGTTCCAGACAAGCCGATTGTCCAACAGTTCTTGCAGGGTGGCGTCGATGTCGCACTTGCATTTGAGGAGTTCGTCCCATTTCGGCACGCCGCCGTGCTCATCGCGCACCACGCCGACCGCGCCGCCGACCCAGTGGTTCACGCCGAATGGATCATTGCGTTGCAGAAGCCGCGGGTCGCTGCGCTGGTGCCAGCCAAACAACCTGGCCCCCGCACCACGCGCACACCACGCCGAGTTTTCCAGCATGGCGATGGTTTCCACGACTGACAGGCGACGGCACCGCAGGCTGACCATGCAGACGCAGGACGAAATATCATCGTCGAGCATGACAATGGCGTCCTCGGTGAAATGCCGCAGCACCCAATTCCTAACGGCGCTGATGCCGGCGATCTCGTCGGGTATGGTTTCGATTTCAAGCCCCGTGTGGGCGTATTGCTCAGCCTCGCTTGCGGGAACGAGGAGCGTCGCCGTCGGAAACAACTTGTGGCTGGTGATCGAGCGGCTCCGGCTGCGCGACAGGATCACCAGACGGAGGGAGAGCGGGCTGAGTTCCGGCCAGGCTGGCGCGGCGGCAGAGTTCGATGAGTCGTTTTCCATGGAGCACACGGCCAATGCCGATTTTGTTGGTTCTGCGGTTGATCGAGTAGTCAACCTCGTGAACGCCCATGAGTTGAAGCACCTGCATCCAATCGCGCAGGTCGTGGAACATGAACACAAGGTAGTCGTGAGTCTCGAATGCCTGGCATTCCATCCGGGGGATCGTTTCAAGCTCGTCCTCGGGTTTGCCGTCGTCGTCCATCAACTTGCGGATCTCGTCCTCCATGAAGCCGGTCAGTTCGATGTCAAAGTCCGGGTCCGCGTCTTGTATCGAACGCAACACGCGGCGCAGGTCGTCCTCGTCGAGTTCAGCCAGTTCCGATAGCCGGTTGTCGGCCAATAAGTCGGCGAGTTCTTCCGCTTCGCTGGCGTAGTCCTGTTCGTCCACGGGGATTGTTTCGCAGCCAATGAGAAGCGCGGCCTCCAACCGCCCGTGACCGCGGACGATCAGGCCCGACCGGTTCGAGACGGTGACCGGATTGCGCCACCCTTGCTCCTGGATGATCGACGCCAGAAGCTGGATCTGGTGGGCGCTGTGGCGGTTCGGGTTGGCCGGGTTGGGTTTCAGCTTGTTAGGATCAACGAGGCGGGTGTGGGCGCAATGCACGGGGATGCTCATGGTCCGGTGCCGCGAGTCAACCACACGAGTTGACGCCTCCGCCCCAGCGGATGGATGCCGTTGCCCCTGACATTGCCAAAAAACTGCTGACCCGCGACTTTGCGAACCTGGTGGGTCGCGTGCAAAAGGGCGGTAAACTGACGCGCACCGAACGGTCCATGTTGCAGTCGATGGCGACCGGCACCGGACCCGCGCCAACCACCGCAGCCAGTTACGTCGAGCTTGCAGCCGCTCTCGGGATCACCCGCCAGTCGGTGCATGCGTGGAAAAAGCGCAAGGACGCGCCAAAGCCCGCCGCCAATGGGTTGCACGACGTATCAGCATGGCGCGAGTTCATGCGCCGCAACGACCTCAAAGGTGGTGAGCCTGCCACACAGGATGCAGCCGACATCGAAACCTCACTCAAGGCGCGCAAGCTTTTGGCAGAAGTGGAAGAAAGGGAACTGCGGCTTGGCATCCGGCGCGGCGAGTATGTGGCCGTCGAGGAAGTTCGCCAGACGTGGACCGAGTTCGTGGCGCAGGCAACGTCGATGCTGCGCAAGAAATTTGAGCAGGAATTACCGCCGATTCTATCGGGCCTCGACGCCACCGGCATCCAGGAAGAATCCCGCCGCGCCATCGACGAGGTGCTGGCCATCCTCCACCAAGGCGAATGAAAACCATCGAACCGGCACGCAAGAAGCTTGAACGGATCTGGCGCGATGCGTGGCGTCCGCCCGACCGTCGTCCCCCGTGGGCGTGGTGTGAGGATCATATCACCTCGATCCCATACTCACCCGTTCCCGGGCGGTTCCGCTCGGCCAACTCGCCGTGGATGCGTGAACCGATGGAGGCATTGGTCGATCCGAAAATCCGCCTGGTGAGCATCATTGCCTCGATCCAGAGCAGCAAGACCACTGTGGGCGAACTCGGCATGGCCTATATCATCGCCAACCTGCCCGGCCCGACGCTGTGGCTCGACCAAACCGATGACGACGCCAAGGACCAGAGCGAAAGCCGGTTACAGAAGCTATTCGACGAGTGCCCGCCCGTCCGCGCGCTCTATCCGGCGAACCGGCACAAGCGACGGCTGACCACCGTGCATTTCGCCAACGGCATGACCTTGTGGGTGCTCGGTGCCCATAACAAAACCAACCTCCAGCGTCGGTCGATCCGCTGGTTAGTAGGAGATGAGACGTGGAGGTGGCCGACGGGTCACATGGCGGAGGCTGAGGCGCGGGTCACAGCCTTCGGTTGGTTGGGCAAGTGCCTGTTCATGAGCCAGGGCGGCGAGGATGACGACGACACCCACCGCAAATATGAATCGACCGACATGCGCGAGTGGACATTCGCCTGTCCGCACTGCCACCACCGGCAACCGTGGAAATGGGAACAGGTCGAATGGAGCAAGGACGCCCGCGACGAGGACGGCGAATGGAATTTCCAACGGGTCCGCGAAACCACGATCATGCGCTGCGCTTCGTGCAACCACTATTTTGATGACAGCGACCGGACGCGCCGCGAACTCAACGTGAATGGGAAATATGTCGTCACCAACCCGAACGCCCAAAAGGAAAACGCCGGGTTTCATTGGAATGCCCTGTGTGCCATGAGCTGGGGACGCTTGGCGGAGTTATATCTTCGGGCCAAAGCCGCCGCCCGCCGTGGGGATGTGAGCCTGATCCAGCAGTTCTATCAAAAGCGTCTGGCACTGGCATGGCGCGAGTATTTGGAGGACTACAAGCTGGAGATCGTCCCGGGCGGCTACCTCAAGGGGGAAACCTGGGACGGCGAGGCGGGTGTGGATGCGGCGGGCCGGGTCATTCCTGCCGGTGAACCGTCGGTGTGCCCGTTGCGCATCCTCACAGTGGACTGTCAGCTAGACCACTTGTTTCTCGTGGTCCGTGCCTGGGCCGACGATGGATCCAGCCGCCTGATCTGGAACGAAAAGGTATTCACCTACACCGACGTGGAGCTCATCCAAGAGCGGTTCAGCATCCACCCGAACCTTGTGTTCATTGATGCCGGTTACGCCACGTACGACGTGTATCGCGAATGCGCGGCCCACGGATGGACGGCCCTCATGGGCGACAAGCGCGCCACCTTCACTCACAAGGTCAAAGGCCGCAAATCCATCGAGCGGTTCTATTCGCCGCGCCGCAAGGTGGTGTTAGGTCGTGGTCAGAGTTGCTCGGTGTTCTATTGGTCGAACCTCAACATCAAGGACACGCTGGCCCGACTGCGCCGCAACCAGGACCGCGACAACGGCCCGGTGTGGGAAGTGCCCGACGACATCGACGACGACTATCTCGCCCAGATGGAAAGCGAGCACCGGATCAAGAAAGGCGGCAAGTGGCAGTGGGAGCGGATCGGTTCGCGACCGAATCATTACTGGGATGCGGAGAATATGCAGGCAGCGGCGGCCACCATGCTCAAGATCATTGGTCGCGAGTCGGCGGCCCAACCTGACCCGGTTGACACACCGGACGGGGAACCATGAGAACCCTGATATTCCTCGCCGCGCTGTTACTGCTTCTGCCCGCCTGCACTTCACTCCAAGGGCTGAGCGGCCAATTCGCCACCAATGCCGGTCTAATCAAAGTCCACCCGGACGGACGGTTTGAAATCGTCGTCGATCCCCGCAACGGCAAGTGAGCCGGGTTTTCTAGCACTCACGGACCATGAGCACCACTCTTTGGCCAAAAATTCAGGAATTCCTCGGGATCACCGCCGACGGGGTGCCCGGCCCCCGCACCGCACAGGCTGTTGCCGCCCGACTCGGGATCGACACCGCGCCAATCCCCGTGCCATCCAACGGCACGATTGATCCTCGCTCCGCAGCGAACATCGCCACACTCAGGAAGGACGCCCAAATCAAGGCCCGCGAGTGGTTGGTGAAGTGTTTGGAGGCGGGCATCAACGTGAAGATCATCACCGGCCTCCGCACATATCAGGAGCAGGACGGGCTGTATGCCCAGGGCCGCACGACGGCGGGACCGAAAGTCACCAACGCTTCCGGCGGCTACTCGTGGCACAATTTTGGGGTGGGCTGGGATTTTGTGGTGTTTGATGCCACGGGTCAACCGCAGTGGGAAAGTCCGCTGATGGAACGTTGCGGCAAGATCGCCGAATCGTTCGGCCTCGAATGGGGCGGCCATTGGACGGGTTTTCAGGACACCCCGCACATCCAGATCAAGACCGGCTGCACGTTGGCTGAAGCACGGCAGCGGGTGAAGGACGGAACGTGGTGGGCGTGAGCCGTTGACATTCGCTACCGATCATGGCCCGCGGACTATTCATCACCGGATTCACAGTAGCCGAGGTGCTCGCCATCCAGCGCCGCGCCAAGGAATTGTTACTGGAAGGCAAAACGATCATGAACTGGAACGACGCGGACACGTCCGTCTCGAAGCAGTTCGCGATGACCGTTTCGGAAGTCCTCGATGAATGCGGCCACGCGCTGCGCATCCTCGACCCGGCCACCTACGGCAAACCCCGCATTGCAGTCACCTCATTCATCGACGGCCACCTTCCAAAATGATCAGTCTCAAAAATATCGCCCTACGATTGCTGCCCCCGGTTCTCGTCCCTAAAGCATGGGGATCGCCATTTGAGGCGGCTAACTGGTCGCCCCGCCGAGGCACGGTGCCGGGGTCCGCGCCAACCGATTCACGCAACGAACTCACGCCGGGTGTCCGCGCCGAACTGGTTCGCAAGTCGCGCTACCTCCACAAAAACAGTGGGTTTGTTAGAGAGTTGGTCGCCAACATGGCGATCTATTCCACCGGCGACGGTATCCGTGTCCAGGCGCAATCCGGCAATCCCACATGGAACCGCGCCGCCGAGGACTACTTTGCCCTGTGGGCTGCCCGTTGTGAGGTCACCCGGCGGTTTTCGTTCGAGGAATGCCAGTCGATTGTCTGCCGGGGCATCGACATCGACGGTGAGTATTTCATTCACAAGACCCGCGACGCAGATGGCGAGCCGCGCATCCAGTTGATCGAATCCCACCGGATTGGTGACGCATTCGGCGCGAAGGAAACCATCGATGGCGTGGGACTCGACGCCTGGGGCGCGCCGGTATTCTATCGGGTGGTAGAAGATGACGGGAAAACCCGCGACATCCCTTCCAAATCGCTACTGCATCTGTTCGAGCCGGAATGGGCCGGTGGTGTTAGATCGCATCCGACGCTTCAGCACTCGATCAACCATATTCTCGACGAAATCGAATTGCTCGCCCTCGAAAAACACGCGGTGAAAGACAACGCGGACGTGTCGCGCATCCTCAAGACGGCCCGGGGCGAGCTCGACGACAACGGCGACTTCGTGGTCGGGCAACCAGGTGCTAACAACGAGACGAGCGATCCGGTATCGCTCCAGAAAATCGTCGGCGGCAAGCTGGTGGCCCTCAAGCCCGACGAGTCGCTCGACAGCTTTCAGTCCAACCGCCCGTCACCCACCTTCACCGGTTTCCTGGAACACCTGCGGCGGGATTCGGCGTTGGGATTCATCCCGTTCGAGTTCGCTGCGGATTCCAGCAAGGTCGGCGGCGCGGGCGTGCGGCTGATCGTGGCTAAAGCGGATCGCCGGTTCTCATTCCGCCAGATGATCCTTGAACGCCGCCTCATCCGCCCGGTGTGGGCCTATGTGATCGGTGACGCCATCGACCGCGGACTTCTGCCGCCCATCGCCGGGTGGTGGAAGATTTCCACAGTTCCGCCGCGCCGTGTGACTGTGGACGCTGGCCGGGAAGCCCAACAGAACCGCTCGGATGTGGAGATGGGCCTGAAAACCCTATCAGACCATTACGCAGAGCTTGGCGCAGACTTCGGCGAGGAAATCGAACGCCGCGCCAGTGATGCGAAGCTGATTCTGGAAACGGCTACCAAGTTCGGCGTGCCGGTGGACATGCTGTGGAAGCCGTCAGGTGGCACCGTCCAACAGATTCCGGAAAAAGCGCAGGGCGATAATGCGGCGCGCGGTTCGCAACCTTAACTCCGTTTCGTGGGATACCAGCGGTGGCGAGCGTTGATACGGGAGTTGAGGGGCGTGATACGGGTGATGTTGACGACAAGGCAGCTAGTGGCGGTTTCTGTGGCTCGTCTTGTTCTACTTCTGATTATTCCACATTATTGGACTTCCACCCGTCCTCAATTGGATAACCCCAGTCAGCGAATTGAAACGTGTAACGCTTAGTAAATGGATTCAGTTTGAGGACAGCCCGAAACTTGAAGGTGTCGTCCTTGCCTCCCGGAATCGCGTCTCGAGCCCATGGAATGCCCTTGCAATAGTAGGTGCCAAGAACTAGCCGATATTCCTCAGACTGCGGCAAGCGGGGCGACTCATACGGCGTGCTCCGGATGATGCTCTCGACTTTGCAGGTCGCAATGCGGATCTGAACATAGTCAGCAGTCGAGAGTTTCTGATCGCGGTGCTGAAGCGCCAGTTCTGTTGGAGAAACAACAAAAGTCTTCGCGCCCACGCGACCTACTTCCTCAAGAGCAGACTGAGGCTTCTCAGCATAGGTCAATAACCCGTTCGACTTAATGCTGTCAAGAAAGCTGAGATAATCACTCTTGAAACGCTTTGATTGGAAATTATTGGCCTCCATCTGGGAACTTAATCCGCTCATGATCTCGATCTCCCCCGAGGGTATCGAAATAACGTTCAAATACTCCTCTAGTCCTTTTCCTATCTCCTCGCGTAGCATTGTCTCATCGTCCCTTGCCGATGCAATAGACGCTGTCTCCGTTGAGATTCCTGACTTTGAATCTTCTCGGCGATCGCATGCCGACGAGAGGATGCAGAGCACAAGAATGTAGTGAATCTGTCTAGACATAGGGATATGGTGTTGTTTTTCCGCCGAACAGGTGCAAAAGCCGCCCGGAAGGGCAGACTTCGTCTTCCGACGCTCAAACAAGCGCTGCAAGACAATCGTTTCTAGCGTTTTACCCGCTTCGCGACAACCCCATTCTTTCGGTCTGCGATCATCCTATCCGCGTTGACACCGCCCACCGGGCGTGAATCCGGTTCTGCTCCAAACAAGTGAATGGTTGATCCAGCCCGAGGCGCTGCGATCCATGGCGATTGCATCCCGTTCGTTCAATGAACGCGGGGTTGCGCTGCCTCAATCCCGCCAGTCCAACCCGCTTCTCAATGTTGAGGATGGCATCGGCGTGGTCGCCATCAACGGCCCGATTCTCAGAAAGCCAGACGTGTTTGCCCGCGTGCTGCTAGGTGCCACCGATTCCGAGGAGGTAGGCGCGGCCCTGCGTGAAGCCGGTGGGCGCGACGACATCAAGGCCGTGTTATTGGACATCGACTCTCCGGGTGGCACCGTGGCCGGCACGCCCGAACTGGCCGCCACCGTGGCATCCATCAACGGACGCAAACCGGTCTATGCATTTTCTTCCGGCCTGATGTGTTCGGCGGCCTACTGGATCGCGAGCCAAGCACGCGCCATCTACGCTACGCCATCCGCACAGGTCGGGTCTATCGGCGTGGTGCAGGCGGTGATTGACGATTCTGCCGCGCTCGATGCCGAGGGAATCAAGGTGGAGGTGTTCTCAGTTGGCAAATACAAAGCGATGGGCGCACCGGGCACACCGCTAACCGATGACCAGCGCGACCTCATCCGCTCGAACCTTGCTGAAATAGCCCAGGATTTCCATGCCGCAGTGCTGGCGCGGGGTCGTTCGATTCCGCCCGAGGCCATGGAAGGCCAAACATTCAGCGGGCGGCAGGCACAACGAGTCAATCTGGCAGGCATGGTTTCAGACCGCGCCGAAGCGATGCGCCGCCTGCGCGTCTATCACGCGTCGGTTGACACGGGATCACAGGCGATGAACACCTCACCAGAAGACCTTCTAGCCGAATCCCGCACCCAGGTTGAAACCCTCCAGCGTGACTATCAGGCACAAGCCGACCTGTTGGCCGAAGCCTCCACCAACCTGGATTCGCTGCGCGGCGAAGTCGGCACGCTCACCACCGAAATCGAAACTCTCCGGGGCGAACGCGACAGCGCCACTACGGAAATCACCACCCTGCAAACCCGCATCACGGATCTGCAATCGGCACAGACGGACTTCGACACCCGCGTTCAGACCGAGGTTGCCCGCGTTGTCGCATCCACCGGCACCACGCTGCCAGCCCGCGTGACTCCCGCAGGCGATGCCGGGGTAATGCCCGCTAATTCCACCATCCAGGACCTCGTCGCCCATTACGACCGCCTTGTCACCGCCCACAAGCCCGAGGAGGCCGCCAAGTTCTATCAGCAACACCTCGCCACCCACTTCAACCGCTAATCCGCCATGTCCAACACCAACGCCACTGTTAATTCCCCGCTGATCGCCCAAACGGCGCTCATGACCCTGCTTGCCAAGTTCCCGATCCTCGACCGGATCGCCACCGACTTCAGTTCCGCGAGCGTCAAATTCAACCAGGACATCGTGACCCACATCGTCACGCCAACCGTGGCTCAGGATTTCAATCCCGCGACCGGCTACGTCCCCGATGACCAGGCGCAGGTCGATGTCAGCGTGAAAATCAACAAGCACGCCTACGCGGGCTACGCCATCACGGACGTCGAACGCTCGACCAGTGAAATCGACCTCAACCAACGCTACGCCGACAAGGTGGCCTATGCGCTTGGCCGGAAAGTCTGCGACGACCTGATGGCACTCATCGTCAATGCCAACTTCAACAACAAGACCGACGTGGCCGAAGCGGCATTCGGTCGCGACACGGTGGTCGATGTTGGCACCAAGCTCAACAAACGCTTCATCCCCGACATGGGGCGCTTCATGTTCGTCAACTCGGACTATTACAACGCCCTGCAAAAGGACGAGGCGCTTTACAAAGCCTACATCACCCCGCAGGCGGGCAACGTGGTGGTTTCCGGCATGCTGCCCGACGTGAACGGCTTCACCGTGATCGAATACTCGGCCCTGCCCGAAAATGGCGAGCGTCTGGTCGGCTTCGCGGGCATCCGCGAGGGGCTCATCATGGCGGCCCGCGTGCCGGATGTCCCGGCCAACACCGGCGACACCGTGATCCGCGTCGTGACCGACCCGCGCACCGGCCTGTCGATCCAGGTCCGCGACCGCTACGACGGACGCCTCGGTAAGCAGGAGGTGAGTTTCACTCTAATGTATGGCTTCGCGGCGGGCAACAAGCCGGTCATCGAGCGCATCACCCGCCCTGCGGCGTAAACTCTCCCTGGTTGGTCTAACGGGGTTCGTGGGCACCCTCTCCGGGCAACTGGAGGGGGTGCTTCATTTTGACAGCATCACACCGGCATGGGACTCGAATCTGAAATTCTATCTGACCTGCGGCAACTTCTCGCCGAACACGGGGTGAATGCGCGGTGGCAGGACATCGACCTGCTCGTGCTCGTCAGCCGGGTGAAGAATGAGCAACAGATCGACATGGGCGGCTTCGTCGAATCGCCCGACCTCAGCGTGCGGGTGCCCAAGGCGGCGTTTCCTACCGCCCGCCCGAAGTTTGGCGAACGCATCGTGGTGGATGGCGCGGAATATCGGATTTCGCAGGTGTCCGGCCATCCGCGCTCGCCGCTACTCACCCTCAGCCTGGCAACCACCGATGAGTGACGGCTACATTCGCTACACGAGCAAGCTCAAGGGCGGCAGTGACGTGGCCCGCCTGCTCAACCGCTATCCTGAAAAGGTTGGGCGCACGCTTGAATCGCTGGTGAAACAGGAAGCGCGTGGGCTGGCGGTCGAATTGGCACGCAACACGCGGCCGTTTGGGTTTTCGGAAAAGGCAAAGAAGCGCGGCGAAAAAGCGGTGGCGGGTGACATCATTAAAGTGTTTGCCCTGCCGTCCGATGCGTTTGAGAAAACCAAGCCAGGCGACCCTGCCGCCGCCGATAGATTTTGGGCGAACATCCAAAACCGGCGGTTCTCCAAGGCGGAAAAGGCGCTCCAAGTCTCGAACTCGCCATGGAAGGAGCTTTCGGTGGGCCGGCTCGATCCGAAACTTCACCAACAAAGCCGGACGATCAATGGTGTTGTTAGGCGCAGATCCCCGGCTCAGATTGTCACCAGCCCCAAAGCGCGGGAAACCTACATCGCCAAGATCCAGAAGCGCGTCGGTTTCGCCAAAGGGTCATGGATCAACGCGGCCAAGGCTATCGGCGGACGGGTGCGGGGTGCCGCGCAATGGGTGACCCGTCACAAACAGGCACCGGGCACCGCCACCGTGAAGACCGGCGAGAAACCCGCCGTCACGCTCATCAACAAGCTCGACTACATCGAACAGGTGACGACCGCTACCGGCATTGAAATCGCGCTCCGGGTGGCCTCGGGGCGATTGAGAAAAGCATTGGCCACGTCACTGCGAGTCATCAATGACAAGGCGAACCGTGCATTGCGGAAAGCGGGTTGAGGATGACTGTGACAGCCACGTCTTCTTGCAGATGTAGCTGTCACAGTCAGGCCGAATTTCACAGCCGACCATATTGGTTTATCTAGCGTATGCACCGCAGAATGCACTCGCGGTGTGGCAGTAATGTTATCGAAAATGGTCACGATCACCATGGGGTGTAACCCTGCCTCGACCTAGTCGGGAAATGTTCTCGCGGTGGACGACAATCTTTTGAGTGCGATTGCCTGCCTGTGAGCGGGTTGACGCGCTGCCACCGGGCAAGATGTCCAATCTAATCGAAGATCGTCTCACCGCACTCCTGGCAGAATGGATCGACACCCACAGGCCAGATGGATTCCCCGACTCGGCGGCGCTGCCAGTCCACGTCGCCCGCCGCGATGAAATCCGCACCCGACCGTGTGTCGTGCTCAACGCCTCGGAATCTAAACCGATCCCGGCCATGCCGCACACCGCCCGGGTGAAGCTCGACGTGCATTTGTTCTCCCAGGTGGACGACACGCCCGCAGAAACCCACGCGCAGTGGGCGGGCAAACTGGTGGCGTTGCTCGCTGGCAAGGCGGCGATCCAGTTGGCATTAGATTCGGCCACCTTCGTGCTGCATGACCTGATCGACCGCGAGAGCGTGACCACCCCGGACGAGGCGCGGGGCCGTGAATCAGTTCTCAGCTACGAGGCGGTGGTGTCGGCCATTTGATCCGGTTGACACGCCGCCCGCGGTCAAATGGCCGCAACATTCCTTGGCACTACTGGCAACTGGGGTATCCCCGATGATGAGGCGGGGATTCTCATCACCGACCTGTCGTTCGATTTCTCGAATCAGGAAAAGACCGTGCTGGACAAGGGCGGCGAAATTATCGGCCTCGCGCTCTATCAGGAGAAGGTCGAAATCAAGATTTCCGGCCTGGTGAGGAAAACCAGCCCGTTCAGCGGCAAGATCGGCGCGGCCCTCGTCCTGGCCAACACGATGCCGTCCCACCTCCAGGCCGTCACTGGTGGAACCACGATCATCAAGCAGATCAACCGCGCCCTCAACAACGAGGACTTTGAGAAAATCGACATCACCGCCACCCACTATCCGCTCGTTGCTCTCGCAGCGTGAGCCAATCTATCCAACCCCATATCCAGACATGAACGCCATCACCCATCTATCATCCACCGCCACCAGCAACACTGCCCTCGCCGCCGCCCTATCCGCTGTCGGCATTCCCCTGGCAGAAAAACCCCTCATCCGCGTGGTCGGCGACGGCATCCGTGGCGAGCGGGTGATTTGGTTCTTCGACCCGCAGAGCCCGTGCGGGAAATACCGGACCAGCGAACTCATCGCGGCATGGTCGGACAATGCCTGGCACATCGCCAATCCCGAGCATCCGTTCGCCTACATCAAGGCCGCGCTCGTGAACCGTGAGTCGCTCGTGACCAAGATCAAGCAGGACGTGCCGCTCGCCTGCATCAGCCGCCGCGGGAAATTTGCTTTCCTGCCGCTCGATGCCTCGCCCCAAACCGAAGACTTATTCCTTCGCTACCTCTAAGATCCCATGAACGACACCGACCGCCAGAATCATCTATCCACCGCATTCCACGACGTTGAAACCGTGGTGGGCGGCCACTCCATGCGCCCGTTATCGCTCGCCAGCTACGACGTGATGCTCAGAACCGGCAACCCGCTGGTGAAAGGTGAAATGCCCACCGACGGCACACCCGAGTTTACTTCGGCCATCATGGGCTTCGTCTTCACCCACTGCGCCCCGTGGCCGGAGGTGGTCCGGGCGTCCTTCGACGACCAGCGGTTCCGCGAATCCGCCCTGATCTTCTGCGGTGGTCTAACACCCGCCGATTTCCAGACCGCCTTCAAGCGCCTCGAAGACCAGAGTCGCGAACTTGAGGCGGCCCAGGTCGAAACGATGGGGGACCTCGGCGGAAAAAAGCCCCTCCCTGCGACGAACCCGGTTTTCTAGCAGCCCAGTTGTTCGCCGTAGCCGCCGAGACTGGCTGGCCTGAGGAACACATCCTCTTCATGCCGTTAGCGCGACTCGCTCAGTATCAACACTGTTTGTTGCGGCGGAATGGGGTGCGGACGCATTGGAGCGTCACCTGCACAGGACAAGCCACACTCAAGGATCAGTTGAACGCCCTGCGATGCCTATGGAATCACCCGGTTGACTCCACCCCCGGCGCATGAGCGCCCTGACCGTCACCCTTGGAGCCGACATCACCGCGTTGAAGCGGGCCATGGCGGGGGCCACCGAACTTGTTAGCGCGTCGGCCCGCCGCATGAGTCACATGACGGGTGCGGGACTGGCAGGACTCGGCAAAGGCGGTGCGGCGGCGTTGACCAAAGGGTTTGCTGTCACGGGCATTGCGCTCAAGGCGGGAATCGGCGCGGCATTGGCCGGTGGAGCGGCAGCGATGGGACTCGGGGTGAAGGCAGTCACATCCGCCGCTAACTTTGAGCAGACAAAAGTGGCATTCACCACCCTGATCGGTGACGCGGCCAAGGCCGAGCAGACGCTGGCCAAGCTCCGCAAGTTTTCTGACGAAACGCCCTTCCAGTTTCCCGAGGTAGCCGATGCGGCCCGCAAGTTGATCGCCTTCGGTGAGTCAGCCAACACAGTGCCCGCCACCCTGCGGCGGATTGGCGACGTGTCGGCGGGCATCCAGGCACCCATCGGTGAAATCGCCGAAATCTACGGCAAGGCGCGGGTCCAGGGGCGCTTGTTTGCCGAGGACGTGAACCAGCTAACAGGCCGGGGCATCCCGATCATTCAAGAACTCGCCAAACAGTTTGGCATCAACGAATCCCAGGTGAGGAAACTGGTCGAATCCGGCAAGGTAGGATTCCCGCAGATCGAGAAGGCGTTCATCGACATGACATCCAAGGGCGGCAAATTTTCGGGCATGATGGAGGCGCAGAGCAAAACGACCAGCGGCCTGTTCTCGACGCTCAAAGATTCGGTCAACGGGGTGTTTCTATCACTCGGCCAACCGATCAACGACGCGATCCGCCCGCTAGTCGCGGAAGCCATCGGACTTGTATCCACGCTCACGCCCCTCGCCGCCGAAGCGGGCAACCGGATCAAGGACGCCATCATGTTTGTCATCGCCACATTCAAGAGCGGGCAGGTCCTCGAACTGGTTTCGTCCTGCCTGCAACTCGCCTTCACCGTAGGCATCAACTCGCTCATCAAGGGGTTTGAAATGGCACTGTCATTCTTCTGGAACCTGCTCACCGACGGGGCGATGTGGAAAGGGTTGGGAACGATCCTGCTAGGAGTGGTGGCAGGATTTGGCGCGGCACTACTCAGCGCATTCCAAACTCCCCTGATCTATCTCCAGGCGGGCATGGAGTATGTGGTCAACACCCTGCTATGGGGGCTGGCGAAAATCCCCGGCATGAGCGACCTGCTAGGATTTGAGCCCGACGACGTGGAGGCGAATTTCGACAACATCCTCAAACGCAACAAGGAAGCGGGGGCCAGCATCTTCGGCGTCAACACGGATGCGGCCGAGAAAGACGCGCAAGGGCTGATGACGTCGGGCGCGGCCGGACTGGCGGATAGTGTGGCGGCTGCGGGGCGAGCGGCAGGCCGGTCCACGTCGCCGGACTTCATCGACACCAGCGCGCTGCGCGACAGCATCAACAACGTGGTGGGTTCGATCCGCGATTCGATGCCCAAACCCGAGGCGGTGAAGCAGGCGGCATCTGCTGCCGGCCAAACCACCGGCACGGGACCGGGTGTGTCCACGCAATCCGCCCGCCTAGATCCAATTGTCACGTCGCTTGGGAAAGTTGGCGGCGGCGGGTATTCGTCCGGCACCCTGGACGCCCAGCGCGAAAATAACCGTCTAACGGGCGAAACCAACCGGTTACTCAAGGACATGAGCAGCAGGATTGAGAAGCTCGGCGGCGGCACGCAGGCGGCGTTCGGTTGACTCAAGGCTGATCGTCTGAATTTATTTGAATCCTCCACTGCCCAGCGTTACAAATCGCCTGTAGCAAGCCTTGTTCCCATGAAAGTTGCCAGCAGCGCCAACCGTTCCTCGCGAGTAGCAGCCAAAAGCGCTGCGCGTAGGGAAGATCGCATGCGTCTTGCAAAAGGCGAAAGTCCGGCGGCCCTTCAGCGCGAAAACTCGATTTTTCCCGCCGATTTCTTCAAAAAGGCAAAGATTTCAAATCTGTCGGAAGTCGTGGGCCGCTGATGCCAAGGGAAACCAACATACTCGACTATCTCGCCTTCTTGCAGGATCTCGACAAGGCGGAGGAGTGCTATTTTTTGGAAGGTGGTCAGGCGGTAAACTTCTGGGCCGAATACTACACCGCCAATGCAAAGACCAAGGGATTGCAGAAATTCATTCCTTTCACATCCAAGGATTGTGACGTTTGGATCGGGATTGGTGCAATGCGGTATTTACAGTCTAAAGCAAGCGGGCGACTTCTGAAGGGAAAATCCCCGGCTGACGGGCAAATCGGGATATTCACCACCGGTGGAGACAGCCCGCGAACCATCGACCTTATGAGCGGGGTTTACGGAATCAATCCGGGCGAAATGGATGTATTGCGGCAACGTGCGCACCGCTTCAACGGGATCACCGTGCTAGACCCTTTGAATCTATTCAGGAGCAAATGCCATTGCCTCATCGATCTCGACCAGACCGACCGGCAGGATGAAAAACATCTGAGAATGCTTTGCCTGATTCTTCACGCCCACTTGTCCAATCTAATCGGGACCGCCAAGGTTGGTGAAATCACCGAGAGGCAGTTGATTCGTGAAATCAAGCTGCTGCGCAAATTCTGTTCCCTGAACCGCTGCCGGCGGGCGTTGAAACTAATCGAAACAACCCCTGAAAGTCTGTTTCCGATTCGCAAGATGATAGAATCCCGTCTTGACCGGTTATCTGCTTTTGCTGCTTCGACCTGGCCCGACCATGCCTGACGGGGTGTCACTCCCGTTGGGGCGGAGGAATCTATCGAATCGGTTGACTTCGCGTCCCGGCCAAGATGCCGCATCACGTTTCAATCCAACCGGGCGTTCTCTATCCGCAACCCGACTATTCGCTTTCGGTGGACCGCGAGGGCAAGTGGACGGCCACCCAGGTTTTTCTCTGCCACCGCAACTCGATCACCAAGTTGATGCCGCGCCCCGGCACCGCCCACCCGGAGGTGTCGTTCATCACCGTGGACACGGCCACGGCAAAAGTGACCGAGGGCGACCTGGCAGAAATCACCTGCAACTACGCCGGGGCCGAGGCGAAGACCCCGCAGCAGGAACAGGATTCGTTGACCTATTCGATGGGCTTGTCGTTGTCTGAGGAGCCATTGCTTGCCAACGTCCGCTACAAGAATCTGGAGGACAATGAACTTGAGGCCCTGAAAGGCATCGCCAGCGGCAAGGAAAAGGACGACTCCGGCGCGTCCTACAAGGACAAGGTCAAATCCTCGATGGGCAAGGAAGCCCTCGGGAAGATCATGCGCGGGCAGACCTCCTATTACTCGCCCAAGGTGACATGGCGGGTGAGCTTGACCCGTGACAGTGGCGTTGCGGGTGGCGACCTCAACAACATCGGCAGGATTTCATCACCGTTCGGCCCCGCACCCGGATTGGCGGCAGGTCGAAACTGGATTCTCAACGGGGTGAGCCAGTCGCAGGAAGGCCGGTCGTTCCGCATCGAATGGGAATGGCTGGCAAGCGACCGCGGTGGTTGGGACCCGGACATCTACGCGCACTAACACCATGAGACTCCCGCCGAAAAAACGCCCCGGCAATCCGATCCTAGCCAGCGATTGGAACGCGCTCATTGACGCCCTGGCCGCCCGCACACCACGCCCGTCGAGCGGGATGGAACTCACATTCAGCTCCGGTGGGTTCGCCTACCGGGCGCAAAAGCCACCCTCCAGCAACGCCCCGCCGTCGTGTGGATCATTCCGGGTGTTCACGAGGATCGACGACGGGCAAACCAAACCCACCCTAATTGTTGGCGAGGGGACCGCTGGGAAGGACGCAATCAGCGAAACCGACCTTGGATCACTGGCGTCCAACTATGGCATGAAGATCTATTTGCAGGTCACTTTTGACGGCAGCGACGGGACCTACGAGTCCGAGGTGATCGCACAGCCCGATGAGGCGCAATCCGACGACGAGACAATCTATTTCCTGATAGGGACGGTGAACGATGAAGGCGGCATCACCCAAAACGCTTGCGGCCCAATCTCCATCCTCGTCTGCCGAAACTGGTTCGCCGCAGAGGCACCGTTCTATGGCATCACCGTGTCCGCGTAATGAGCAATCAAGCCTGCAACTGCTGCGAGTCGTTCGTGCCATTGGTTACACTGGAGACGCGCAGCGTGTCTGGCCGTTGCTGCACTCCGGGGGTGGCCGATCCCGATGCCGTTGTGGACGGTGACAACCCGAAGCAATACTGCCGGACCAAGAAGGACACGTATGGAGACGCCTACACCGTCACCAGAACTTACTCGACGAAAGATGACGGCAGTTGCGATTCCAGCGTCGATTGCGAAGGGACCGCCAGCTACGAATACAGTCACAGCGTCACGACAAATGACTCGAACGGCGTAATGGTGTCGAAGTGTGACACTTACTTCCTCCACACCACAACTTACGAGACAGATCCAACCAATAGCTTCTGCAATTTGGTTGAATATTATTCAGGGAGCCACACCTATACGAGGTCAGAGGAGGTGTGGATCACCGATCCGGTCACGTTCCAGCAGGCGCACCACACGGAGTGGCACACATGCGCTCACACGCTTGGAGCGAATGGGATATGGAGTGCCTGCACGGGGGACAAATGCACGGGGTTTTTATACAACTCGGCATACACTCACGGGACGTGCGCCCGGTCTTCCATTGATGACCCCGAACCCAACGTAACAGAAACGCACGGCACCCCCATAACGACTGAATACTCAGACTGCTCGTCTGATTTGTGTGACCCGACAGAGTTGTTCGAGGCGTTTCCAGACTGGGGTTCTTCCGGGGTGCATATTGCCTCATCCCATTTTAACGGCACATCCTCCCAGGCTGTCAGCGCAAGCGCGTCTCAATATCGCGTGATGCACGGGCCTTCCATGACTTGCTACCTGAAAGTGTGGCTAAGGAAAACGACCAAGGTGGTTTACGCTTATTCAGAACCTCCTGTTCCCGACGATATAACGCACGACGACGAGTTCGGTTCTTACGAGTGGGTGGGCACAGGTAATCCGTGCGTGCCTGACCCGGAATCAAGCGTCACCGGCGAATCCAATATCATCAGGGGAGATGTGCGATCTCTGGACCCTCCAACGTCAGACGGGAACCACACCACCATAACAGTCGAGATTCTGAAATACTCGTTCCTTCAAGACTACGAGCCCGACATCACAGACGAGGAAAACCCACAACCTAACGGATTTCCCGACCCGACATGGGAGGCCGCCGCGCCATGAAACTCCGCATTTCAAAAATCTACGAGGCCGCGCAGTCACGCCCGCCTGGATACGTCGAGGCGGTGCTGTCGCGTGGCGTGGTGGATGGCGAATGGCTGGAAATCGACGCCGAAGCCATGGCCGAGCTCCGCGACCAATTCCGCCCGAAATCGCCGCCGCCGGTGTCGGTGATGGCCGTGAACCTGGCGCGGGCGGCGGTTGGCGAGGTCGTGGCGCGGGCAACCGGCGTCGCCAAACTGGACGCCGGGGAGATCGAGCGCAGGATGGCAATCTGCCGCGGGTGCGAGAATTTCATCCACGGCCAGAACCGATGCTCTCTGTGCGGCTGCTTCGCCGCGTTGAAATCGCGCATGCGGTCGCAGCATTGCCCGGTCGGCAAATGGTGAAGCGGTTGACAGCGCGAAATTAGCGTGAAGCTCCACGTCGATCTCGAAACGCTCCGCTTGATTGAAGGCCCGGGATTCCGCAACCCGGTCCAGTCCATCAGGATCAAGCGCGGCGACGCGGCCCAGTTTCAAGTCCAGTTTCTAACGGGCGGATCGACCCCCACCCAGATTGGCGGCCCCGACGTGCTTTCTATCGGCTTCGGGGTCAAATTGCCGGGAGGTTTCAGCGGCGAGTATCTCGTGTATTCCGTCGATTGGACATTTCCATCAGTCGATCCCGAGACCACCGACAACACCTATCTCGTCTCGCCCAGCTTCAACACCGAGACCCTGAATGCCGCGCTTGGAATTGGTGGGGAAAACGAACTGGCGGAAATTTCCCTGATCGGTGAAATCTCGTGGAGCGTGAACGGTGGCCCGCCGACTTCGACGCGCACCTTCGCTGTGATCGTCGAGAACGACGTGATTCGCGGCACCGAGGGAACGCCACTGGGGGAACCGAGCCCCGATGAATGGCTGGACTCACGCCGCCCGCTTCCCGTGACGGGAGCTTTCGCCCCGGAGAATGGTGTGACCGTCGGGATCGTGGGGCAGGAATACCGCGCCGGGGCAACCGCCCCGTTCACTTGGTATAAGTGCCAAGAGGGAGCGCCCGACTACCTATGGGCCTTGATTGATGCGGTGGATGTGGATGAGGTGGTGAACACCGATCTGGTGTTGGACAAACTCAAAGGAGCCTCCCCGGTCGCCGGTAAAATCGGTGCGCAGTATATCCCTGATCCGCACGCTGGGCTTGCCGCCACGGACATCACCGACAGCACCGCAGCCGGACGCGCCTTGTTGACCGCTGCCACTGCCGCTGCACAGCTCACCGCCATTGGTGGCGCAACCGCAGCACAAGGAGGGAAGGCGGACACAGCGTTGCAAAGCATCCCCGACGCAAGGGTGGCCTTTGTCCGCCTGGTAGGTGGCAATGACGCCACCGCCGCAATCGGGGATCGCTCCAAGCCCTTCGCCACGGTTGCCGCCGCCTATGCGGCCATCTGTGCGGTAGTGGGCGGGGAAATCTACAACATCCTAGACCTTGGCACCGGGGCGCACACACTAACCCTAACCGAGAAAGCAACACAGGTCCGCGTGCTTGCGCGAGGCGACCATCATACGCTTTGTTCGCTGGCTTTAACAGTCGCCGGGGTAACGGGTAATAGTGTGCCGGGAGGGGATGCGCCCGTAGTTTACCTAACGCAATCAGGGATTGAGGCGTCCGTTGTCTCGCAAGGTGGGCCGAGCACTTTGGGAGGTGGGTTTGTGGGCAAAACAGGATCAGTCAACATCACGGGCGGGGCCTGCCTTGGCATCGGTTCCGTGAATCCGCCACCGGCAACGACCTTCTATATGTATGATGTCACATTTACCGGCTTCACCTACAACGTCGGAGGGTCCGCTACAACCTACTTCAAGCGTTGCGATTCTTCCCGGTCCGGGGGAGTTTTCGGTTATACCGTTGTGGATTTGGGCGGCAATATCCCCGCCCAACTGTTTCAGCCCAGCCCTATCGGCGCACCTGTCTCAGTCGCAACCACAAAGACCGCCGTTGTTGGCGGCTTGTATGTCCTGACAGCGGATTGCACCTTTACCGATCCATCGGGCAGGCCCGCTAGCATGTCCTCTTACTTGGTAGCCGGGGATAGCTATGGTGTTATTCCTAACACCTTCTGCGCCACCTTCGCCGACAATTCAAAAGGCGTTGGACTGACTCCCATTTACAGAACATATACGGGAAGCGCATGGGTTTCGGGGTTCACCTCGCTGCTGCAATCCGTTTCTGGAACAAACGCCACGCTGAATCTAACCAGAGCGCATCGCGGACGGATCATAAGAGCCAACGGCGCGACCCAAACCTACACCGTTCCAACGGACTTAGCTTCTGGTGAACCCTTTGAATGCCGGATTTACGCATGGGCAGCCTCCCCTTTCACCATCACTGCGGCAGGCTGCACGATCAAATCAAAAAGCGGTTGGACCAAATGCTCGACAGCGGGTGGAGTGGTCACGATTACCCGCACCGGAGATACGGAATGGCTCCTTTCCGGCGACCTGACCGCAACCTGATATTTCTTCCAATAACCAACCCACATAACAACATGAACCTATTCACCGTTCCACAGCCAGCGCCGATCCCTTACCCACAGACTGTAGCCACTGCAATCCTTGCCAACCTCAACCTAACGCTGCAAGCCCGCGTGGTCAACCATGTCGAGAACTACCGCGCCTTCTGGTGTGATCCACTAGTCACGCCGGATGAACTGCTCGTGGCCATTGGCGATGACAATGCCAGACTGTTCCTGGCAGCAAGCCGGGAGAACCTGCGGCATATTGCGGGGCTGGCGGAACTCGCGGGGCGGACGCTGAATGATCTGATACCACCTGCATTCTATGAACCACGCCGAGCATTTGTGGAGGTGGAGGGTCAACCGCTTTCGATCACGCCTCCCGCTGATGGTTTTGACGCATGGGGAAACGCCATCGTACCTAACTGAACATCCAACTCCATGAACCAGCCCATCGACCTCGACTACGTCAGCAAAGCCTTCATCGGAATGGCCTCGCCGCTGGTTGGCCTCGTTACGTCGTATCAGGAACAAATCGAATGGCACCTGCGGATGGCCTCGCTGCTGATCGGCCTGGCAGTCGGCATCATGTCGCTGGTGAGCATGGTGCGGAAGATGCGGCGGAAGTGAACATTCAAGTCTACCGATGACCGGCGCCCAACGTCAAAAGTGATGAAAACCCCGCCATGGAGATGCCTTTGAAATGAGATTGAGGAGCTTATGAGGGGTTGTCATCCACGAATTGTTCGGCTTACAGATTCAATACCGGGCGGTCAGGACGACTAGCACAAAATCGGTGCCGTCGTAAATCACGCACTGAAAACTCCAATTCTTCGATATGAACGCAGTCTTCTCGCGCCATGCGCCGTCTCGGTAGGGACTGCCTGCCAGCGCGAATCTGTCACCATCAATATCCTCTCGCCTAATAAAGTCTTTAGACTTGATCCAATCACACGCCTCGACCTTTTGGACTATATTGGAGTAAAACAGCGGATCCGAAGACTCATTCTGATACACGAGATTCCTGACCGTATCTCTGTTGAATCGCTCCCGCTTCTTGTCCAGAACTGGCTTCAAGCCGATACATCTGGTGACTGGCACGTTATCAGGCAAATAGCCCCAAAAGTTCAATCTATTCTGTAAGACTACCAGGAACAAAGCCACCAGAGCCACCACAAGTGCTATGCGTCCTTTTTTCATTTCTGCCGAACGACTAGCCCTGCCGCCGGGCGCAGGGCATCGTGGTTGAGGTTGAAATTGCGTGGCTCATGCCGGTCGGTCAGCGGCGCCTTGTTCGGCTATTTGGATTGCTGGGTTGCTGTAAGAAATTCCCTGGTCTCGGGCTTAAGAACATCAGTCCTTCCTACAAAATAATCATTCGCTCGCTTCAGCGCATTGGGTGTGACCTGACCAACAATGTCTGGTGTCCAAGGGATCATCCATACTAACGTCGCCGCGGGATCTCGCTGGACTTGAGCGAGGACAGCTACATGAGCATCCACGGCTGATTCTGTAATCTCTTTTGCTCTTTTATGGTCTCCCTTGGAGATCATCTCATGGATTCCAGTCAGCCAAATGAGACTATTTGCATTTGATCCTATGGCTGCTTGGCGGGTGGAACGGAAGCTGCCCGCGATGTACCCGGCCGTCAGGAATACCAAGGCCGTGATGATGTGGGGTATGGTGCGTTTCATGGTGTTTTGCTTTTCTCTTTTCTGCCGAACGCCTCACTCTGCCGCAGCGCGGCAGGGAAGCTTGGGGTTGGAGTTTGTGGGGCTGATGGCTGTCGGCAGGAGTGAATTGTTCGACTTCTTTATTGGAGGTAGATACGACGGTTGATGTCGAATTGCTCGATTGATCCGTGGAGGGCTGATGCATACATTTTTAGAGCCGTTCTATCCAAAGACTCAATGTATTGTGTCAGTTCTTTTTTAGAGCACTTTAGCGCAGAAATGAGTCTCAACATCTGACTGCCATCTTCAGCGTTGCCGGACTGATGGGTGCATAATCGAACCACTAGATAAAGCTTTTGATTCTGTGAATCTAAGTTCGGAAATCCGCTAATCTCGATGTCGTGGAAGGAAACGGAATCATTCTTATGGGAGAAGGCGCCCTTCTGGTAATTACTTAGCCACTGCGCTTTACGCGCGCCATAAAGAACCGCGAATGGCTGCGCCGTCGACTTTGGCGGTTCAACTGATGCGCATCCAGCCAGCACCAATGCACTGACAGCGAAGAGAGGGCTTGTTTTCATTTGTCTGTCGAACGCCAAGCTCACCCACGGCTCTCTGGAAGCGGCAGGTGGCAGCACAACGGGGAAAGGCGAAGGCGCGGAGGCTGCGGAAGCAGCATCCGTGACTGAGCCGATGAAGCTATGACCGCACTCTTAAACAACCCGCCCGGAGAGCCGTTGGTGTGCAGCGCCTGGTTGGGCCGTTTGTTAGCAAGTTGATCGAGCGCCTTGGAAAATTCATTTACTTTCTGTTTCATATTTTGGATGTCGGATTCGAATCCGTAAACGTGCCATTCGATAAATGCATGAACCGCATAGTGATCTCCTCGCTTCGTTCTAATCATTCGAAGGGTAAATGGTTTCGATCCGCTATATGAGCCTGAAAAAGAGGATTCAAAATCACCGTCATCCTTTGCCGGAAAATCTAGGAAATTCGCGGTTGTTGGATGGAATTGATTTCGTTTCAGAAATGCCGAGAGATCCATTTGAAAAGCAGATGCGGCAGAAACTGAAGAAAGATTAGCGGTGAACGACGCAATTCCCTCGCTCATATGATGGCGGCATGACACGAGCAATAGAGTTGCTATTGTGGTAAGCGCGAGAAATTTTGTTTTCATGGCCCAACAGTAGTATTACCCGACCGGTCGGGTTTGGGGGGTGTTACACGATCGGTCGTTGATCAGGGTCAAAGGCGACCCGGAAAGGCAGACGGCGTTCACCGGCGCTAATCGGTCCGTTTTCATGGACCCTGTCTATCATGGCCAGATCGGCCCCCGCAAGCTTGGAAGGAGGAGTTTCCCCGGACAGTCATGATCCTGCCCGCTGCATTCCCTGCCATCGTTGACACCGCGCCCCGGCCACCATGAAAGCACTCAAATACCTCAGCTTCGTCGGCAAACTCGCGGGCTTCGTGTCGGCCTTCAACGTGATCCCGTTCGTTGACCCCACGGTCGGCGTGGTCATTTTCGCCGCCGCCTCGATCCTCAAGGACGCCGTGAACCGCATCGGTGACCTGCTCGACGACGGCAAACCGAACGCCAGTTTCACGGGCTGAGCGGGCACACCATTTTTCGGGCATCACAAATCCGGGGTAGGGGAGTTCTCTTCCATGCCCCGGATTTTGCGTGTGGATACGCGTAGGAGCTCGTTGCGCCCCCGGCTGGTAGGGCAATATGGCCGATCCTCTCATGCACCATCCGCGTCCAACAACCACCGTTGGCGCGCGGATTGAACGGAATCACTTCGTGCCCTGGCGTCGCGTTGTCGCACGGCGTCTCTTTCTGACGAAGGGGGGCGGGTTATCCCCCTGGCTTTCGTTGGGCAGGATGGCAAACCACTTGTTTGCCTGCTCCTCGGTCGTGAGCTCGCGGTAATTCTTGAAGATGATGGATGGGGAATTGCCCGCTTCAAGCGCGACCTGATCCGCGCTCTTCACCGTGGCGATCCGGTAGCTGATGAAGGAATGCCGGAGTACGTTGCGCGGCCATTCGAGATTCAGTGATGCAGCCAGGGCGGAGACGGCGCGGTGATCGCTCTTGACCGTGGGCACCACCATGCCCTTACGTTCAAGCGGCTCCAGCCATGCGGCGAGGTTGTCGGTGATCGGAATGACGCGGCGTGAGCCGGTCTTGGCTTGTCCGGCGCGGAGTTCGATAATCCGACGTTCCAGATCCACGGCGGACCAATCGAGCCGATTGAGTTCGGCCATGCGGATGCCGGAGAACGCGCCGATGGCAAGGATCGGGATCAGGGAAGGGGGAGCGTGGTGCAGGATCCGCGCCATCGTCTCGGGGGTGAAGATTTCCATGTTGTCAGTGACCACCTTGGAAATCCTTAAATTCTCAGCCGCCGTTTTCCGTTCCTCGGGCAGGTAATTGCGGCTGCGGGCATACGAGAAGAAAATCTTGATGCAGCGCAGCATCGAGTTGCGCGTGCAGAGTTTCACGTCGAGCGACCGGAGCCAGGCGTCGATCTGGTGGGTGTCCACTTCCATCAGTTCGCCGGGGAACTTGGCGGCAAAGCGATTCAAGGTGGTTTTCAGCAACTTCAGATAGACTTTGCTCGCGCCGTCCTGTTCGCGCTGCTTGAGCATCTCGGCCACGACGTCGGCGGTGGAGGTGTTGCGCACCACCTTTTTGAACAACCTGCCGTAATCGTCGGCCATCGCCGTCAACGACTCGGTGCCGGCCTTGTCACGGGCACGCATGTAATCCTCGACCGCCGCCACCAGGGGGATGCCCGATTTTTCAAGTAACCGCATCGCCGCGACGTAGTTTTCGCGCTCATGCGGTTTGATGTCCGTGACATGCTGCATGCCGGACTGGATTCGCTGCGCCACGAACAAGGCCTCCTTTTTCGCGGCTGCGAGATCGGCAAATGCCTGGCGCAAGCGCTTGCCGTCGCGGTAGTGGGCGATGAAGTAGCGCTTCCGCCCCTTAGATTCCGATAGGTAGATGGGCACGGAGGCCGATCCGAATTTGACCGTGGCGATGGGACCCGCCTTGCCGCCCTTGCGGGGACGGGCGTTTTGGGTTCCCTTGCCGTTTGTCACCAATTTGTCACCAGCCCCGTTCAT